TCAGAAGTACAACTTCTTCATCTCGTCTTGCAAGATCCGCTCGGAGTCCCGCAACCACTGCTGCCCCGCTTGCAACGTGCTGCGCGAGGGCGCTGTATCGATCTGCAAGATCGCGGCCGGCAGCGGCGTTGGCCTGGGCTTGCGCGCGGGCTGTAGCTGCGCTGCGTTCGGCTGCGAGGCGCAGCCGCTCAACACGGTCGAGATCAGCGCGCACAACAGCGTCGCGCGCAGGGCGGGCCTGGGTGAATGCATCGGATGCCTCCTGGGTTTGTGTTGCGTGGATGGATTCGGCGGTAGCGAGCTTTCGCTCCAGGGTCAGGCCCGCGACGGCCTGGCCGGCCACTTGCTGGGCCTGGGCCGTGATCAGGCGCTGGTGAGCGAGCTGCTCGGCATGCAGGCGCCAAGTCTGCAGGGCCAGCAGCACGGCCAGCACCAGGGCGCCCGCCTGCCAGGCCTTGGACTTGATGGCTTCGAGCATGGCTACACCCCCAGCCACGGCAAGTACTTCATGCGCCGGGAATGCAACGGCACGGTGTTTCGCACATGCTCGCGGTTGATGTCGTAGGCGCTTTGACCGTAGCCCTGCCACTTCTCGCGGCTCTTGACGCTGTGCAGCTCGACGTGGCCGAACCACTGGTCGGCGTCGCAACCCCGCTGCAGCGTGCACAGTTGCCGGTCCTGCTGTAGGTGGCTCCAGCCGCCGTTGTAGGCCGCGTCGCAGAAGGCCACGCGCACCAGCGCATCGAGGTCCGGCGACAGCGCCTGCAGGCGAGCATCGCAGCCGCGCAGCTTGATGATGGCCGCGCGCACGCTCAGCTCGGGCCGCTCGTAGACCGACTGCCAATCCAGATCCTCGAGGGCAGAAGGGGCCATGCGCCGCACTTCGTCGAGCGAGTCGAAGCGCAGCGCGCCGGTCTTGGTCCAGGCCCGCGTGAGCTGGGCCAGGCCACCGCCCTCTTCCCGCGAGGTCTTGAGACGTGCGGTCGAGGACCAGCACATGGAGTGCGTGAGCGATCGGCAGGACTCCTGCTCGAACAGCGCACCCAGGTAGCTGCGGCGGGGGATCTTGGGCCAATGGGCGTTGATCTCATCGACGATCATCGGCGCCATGCCCTCGGCCCGGGCCAGGCCAGCGGGCTGGCGCGCCGGCACCTCCCCCGCCTGGGCAAACTGAGTCATCGATGCCCAGACGATGGCCACGACCATGGCGCCACGCAGTACGCACAGCGCAAGGAAGGCCAGGCCGGCACCGATGGGATGCTCGAGGGCCTTGATCCAAGCATCGCGGCCGTGGGCATAGTCGGCCATGGCCTTGGAAGCACTGAGCGCCACGGCCACCGCCACGGCGGTCCACGACAGCCACAGCAGACGCACCACGGGCTCGCGCCAGCCGTTGGGGCCGAGGGAGTTGATGACGATCACAGCCAGGGGCAGGGCCAGCACGGCCCACCACCGCCAACGCTTGAGGGGATTCACAGGGGACTCCATTTCTTCGAGACACAAAAAAGCCCGCCGGTGTTGCCACGCGGCGGGCGCTGAAAAGTGGCGCGGATCTAGACGTCGATCCGGGTGTAGACGAGGTCCGGGGCTGGCCCGGTAACTGCGCCATCGCGCACGAATACGGGCGTGCCAGCCTCGATCGCCAGAGGGTTGTTGACGATGGATGTGCCACCACCGGGAAACTCCACGCGGGCCGTGGCACCGATGCGTGCCACCAGGGTGGCATAGAGGGCTGGTGGCTCGGTTTGCAGCCGCTGCAGGCGGCGGAAGAGATTGATGATCATGCGATGGACCTTTCGACGTCGAGGGCCTGACGGATGGACGGCGCATCGACCGAGAGCGTGATGCCGCGCACCAGGCCCCGCCAGGTCTCATCAGGCTCCTGCACTTCGATCAGGTAGCCGGGCAGGATCAGCCCAGGCCGGGTGCCGCCTGTGAGCAGAGGCACCGTGATGGGCTGCTGGTGCGTGATCGCCGACACGGCAAGCACGGATTGCCCGCGCATCCGGGCCGCAACGACTTCGGTGATCAGCGAATCTGTGATCTGCGGGGCGAGTCGGTCGCCTGCAGAGCCTGCACGCGTGACATGGCCCAACGGGCGACCCGGCGCCGTGCCAGCGATGTAGACGGCATTGAAGTGGGCCGCCTGGGCCGGCTGCAGGCTGTCGGCGGTGATGATCTGCCCAGGCATGACAACGTCTGCAGGCGCGCCGGCCCAGGCCCATGGAAGATGGGGGAAACGGGGTGCGATCTGCAGCCGGGGCTCCGACCTGTGGCTGCGCACCACGGCGCCGGCAGCCTCTGCGATCCGCTGAGCCACCGACAACGGCGTACCGCTGTGGCTCCACACATTCTCGGGCACCAGCCAGTCGTCGATCTGCCAGTCCAGGCCGATGCCCGTGAGGTCGAGCGCATCGAGCACCAGCTGCTGCGCGGTTCGCGGCACGGCGCTGGTCCAGTCCGTATCCGCAAACGCAGGCGCGGAAAGCACCGAGGTGATGCTGCGGCCGGTGAGCTGCACAGCGTGCTCGCCAAACTTGCGCGTGCGCGATGGCGGGTCGATCAGAAACACCCACTGGATGCCATCGATGGTGACGCGGATCTGCTGCGGAACGCCCTGCCGGGGCGCCAGTTGGTCCAGCAGCGAAAGCTTGCCCGAGGCCGTCATCGTCCAGCCGTACTCGTCGTCGTTGGTGGTGATGCTGATGGTTTGCAGCGGCACGCGCTCCAAGCTGGGCAGCAGCACCGCATCAATGGTGTGGACAGTCATGTAGACCCTCAATAGCGGAATGACATAGCGCGGCGGCTCGGGGTTGACGCCGCCCTTGCAGCAGAAAAAGACCAGCTCGGTGCTGCCCGTCCAGGCCTGCGAAAAAACCAGCTCGACCGCGCCCCCAGGCGGCGGCACATAGCACGGCGATGGCTTGGGCGGATCGACCGGCCGCCCAGGCGTGATGCCCGGCGGCGGCACCATGGCGTCCTGATACCGCGCGCCACCCATGACCACGGCCAGCTGCAGGGCGTCGCCCATGCTGCTGGTGTGCCAAGCGCCACGCTGCAGGCAATCGCCGAAGGCCTGCACGGTGGCGCGGCGCACGCGGATGGCTTCCTGGAATCGCTGCAGCACAGTGGCCTGGGCGGCCAGGGCGTTGTCCATGCCCTGGCGCGTGGTCAGGTGCACGCGGATGGCTTCCTGCCAGGCCTGGGCGGTGATGCCGGCCACGGCCAGGGCGTTGCCCATGCCCTGGCGCGCGTCCAGGCGCAGGCGCAGCGAGTCCTGCCAGCGGTGTACCGTGGCCGTGCCGGCAGCCATGGCCTGCCCGCCACCAATGCGCGTGGTGCTGCTGGCCACGGCCGACTGCTGGAAGACAGACACCAGGGCGCCGCGCGCAGCTGCGGCCTCTTGGAAGTCCGACAGTGAGCCGCCCACGGCCGGCCGGTCGGTGCGCGTCTGGTAGACCGCGCCGAGCGCGACCTGCGCGCCCGGCAACCGTATGGCTGTGGCAGCTGTCTTGCGCCGCAGGGCACTGATGCCCACGCGGGAGCCTGGCAGGCGGATGGCCGCCCGCGCGACCGCGTCCTGCCCCGAGCCCGAATCGTCCTCATTGCCGAACACCAGCTCGTTGGGCGAACCACCGGCTGGCGGGCGGCGGAAGATCAGCTCGATGATCGCCATGGGCTACTCGATGTAGCTGGTCGGGGCCAGCGTGAGATAGCCGCCGGCATACAGCTGCGTGCTGTCGGGGATCTGGATCTGACCGTCGCCGCCCTCGGCTGACACATCCACATCCATGACCAGCGCGCCCGCCGCCGACACGATGCGGCCCCAGGTCGCAATGCCGGACTCGAGGATCATGGCGCCTGCTGCATCGCGGGCCAGCAGCCGCAGCCGGCCGGCCACGATCTCTCCGCAGGGCCTGGCCAGCGGCAGCTCTACCAGCATGGGCAGGCCCGAGGCCTCGCCGAAGGCCGGCCGCTCGGCATCCGCGAAGAACCGCACGCAGGCCGTGCCCGAGCCCACGTCCAGCAGCAGGTCGCGCAGGCCCCGCAGGCGGGCCTCGTTCGCGGCCATGGTGATTTCAACGCCGCGCAGTGTCATGGCATGGCCTCCGGCGTGACGCGGTCGGCCACCACGGCGCGGAAGTCACCCTCATGGTCGTAGCTCAGGACCGTGTATGCGGTGGTGCTGTCGATGCGCTGGAAGTCGTACTCTCCCTGGGCGTTGCTCCACGCCTCGCGGATCAGCAGGCCGTCGCGGTCGCGGTACAGCCGCACACGGCGCGAGACGGGCACCTTGGGACTGTTCTTGTCTTCCTGCTCGACGGTGCGGCCACGCACGCGCCCCAGGCCGTTGCCGCCCAGCACGTAGTCCAGTTGACTCGCCCCGGGCCGCTGGACCATATAAGCGCCCCGATAGATTTCTCGCCCGCCCACGCCCACGACTGCCGTGGGCTGGAGCAAGCTGGTTGGATATGACAGCTCAGCCATAGCCCTTAGCGCCAAGGCCCCGTGATGTCGATGAAGCCGTAGCCGGTTGGAGCACCAGTAGAGCCAGAATACGGAAGTGCCAGCAGGCGGCGGGCGCTTGCCGCCTCGATCAGGGTCGAGTCACGCTCGAAATACTGGGCGACCTGCGACTGCGGCACATAGCGGTATCCGGGGACAACCGCTCGCGGGGTGTTATTGGTGCTGGGGGCATTGTTCAAGTACAGCTGCGTAAGCTTCAGCTCACCGTCCACTTCGCTCGGAAAAACCCCCAGCCCGGAGTCGGCCCCAGAACCTGCGCTCGCGGCTCCCGCGTAGCTCCTGAGATCGGGGGCCACGCTGCCGCCCAAACCTGTCACAGCCCTTGGCAAAAAATACCAACCGCCGGAAGCAATATCGATACTGCCGTTGTAGGGCGCCCCGGTCACATTTGATTGGGACGTGCCGCCACTGAGAAGACAGGCGTATGCATCCCCCGTCCGGCGCAGCGCCAACAGATCGCCAAAGGCTCTCGTCCCGCCTGCCGTGCTGGTCGCAGTGGATGATGAAGCCGGCGCCGTGTTATCAACAAAGAACCGGCTGTCTCCCGCAATCAGCCAGCGCGCAGGGTTGGCATTGGCCGAGGCACTCTTGGCCCACCAGCAGCCATCGGCACGCTGAGCGAGGCTGGGAAAAGGGCCGGTCCCGGTATCGATGGCCGACATGCTTTCATAGCCGCGCAACAGTGCTGCGGTCGTGGTGCGGTCATCGACATAGAGGTACATGCCCAAGCTCTGCGGATCGGTGGAGCGATACACGGCCTGGTTGGTCCCAGAAAACGGTTTGGCCCAGCCCAGCGCCGCGAACTTGAAGGTGATGCCCGTGCCGTTGTCCACGCTGTCGGGCGCGGCCGTGCGGAACTTGAACACGCCGCTGGCCGACTCGGTCACGCGCTGCTCTCCGTTGAGCAGGGCCTGCGCGGCGCCGGCGATCAGCAGCACGCTGTCGGGCGTGGGCGGCTGCGATGCGCCCACGGAAAACTCCACCGTGGCCACGCCAGCCGCCACCGTGATGCGCGTGGCCGCGCGCAGACCGAAGCCAGTGACCAGGCAGGCATCAAGCACGGCGATCTTGCTGCCGACCTGGCCGTTTTGCACGGGCGCGCCGTACATGGTTGAGAGAAAGTGCTTGACGCTGGTATCAACGAGGGATGCCATGGGTGATCTCCAAAAAATCAGGGACGGTCGACGCTGCCGCGCACCAGGTGCTCGAACTGGTAGTCGTCGGCCACAGCCTCGCTGGGCTGCACGGTGCGGATGAGGGCATGCGGGGCAATACCGCCCTCGGTGTTGATGCGCAGCACGTTGCCCGCGCTCCAGCCCTGGCCCCAGCCGAGGGCGCGGATGGTGATGTAGGGCACGCCGCTGATCGGGTTAATGGGCGCGAAATCCACGTTGGTGGAGCCCGTGCCCAGGTTGCCAACGTGCTCGCCGATGAACTCGAAGGTCGTTGCGCTCAAGAAGCGGCACATCCAGCGCTCGGGCAGCGCGCCGGCATTGGTGACGACCAGGGGTGCGATGGTGTCGTTGTAGCTGGCCAGGGCCTCGGGACCATCGACCGTGTCCTGCCATTTGTTGGTCCAGGTGGTCTGGTCAAACATCAGGCTGACACGGGCGCGCAGCGTGCCGGCCATCAGCGCGCTGGAAACCACGCTGCCCACGGGAAACTCATGGCTCAGTTGCTTGGTGATGGCCAACATGCCGTTGATCTGCACATCGCTGACGCGGGCCATCTCTTCGATACGGTGCTGGAAGGTCACGGGCTGGGACCAGCCCGTGATGTCGCTGACGGTGATCTTGCCGGCCTCCAGATCCACGCTCCAGCCCTGCTGGATGCGCTGGCCATCGGCGCCGAGGACATAGGCACGGGAGAGCCGCACGCGGCCGCAGTTGATGACCTGGCCGTTGGTCACGGTGACCGGGCCGACCGTCCCGGTGTGGCCGATCACGATGTAGCTGCCCACGCGGAAGATAGGCACGCGGCCATCGGGGGGCAGCCGCACGGGGTCCAGGCCGATAACGTCCGCGTCCAGCGGCAGGTAGAAATAGCTGACGCTGTTGTAGCGCAGCGTGGTCGGGTCCACCGGCCAGGGGCGCCAGATGCGGTTCGGCTGCACGGCGCCGATGTCATCGGCCGAATACCACCATTCGGCCTTCTGGGCAGCGGTCAGCGAGGTGTCCAGCACATAGTCACCGAACTGCAGCTCGACCACACCGCTCTGGTAGTCGATCTTGCCGCGCAGGTGCGTTCCCGAGATCACGCCGTCGATGCCGGCCGAGGCCGTGATCTGCTCGCCCGTGGCATCGGACAGGTTCATGACAAAGCCGCTGGGCTTGATGGGCGCGGCGGCCGTGCGCATGAAGATGCTGGCCGTGGTCCAGTTCTGGCGCACGGTCCACAGGCTCTCGACCACCAGGTCCGTGGCCGGGCCGTCGACGAGATAGTCGAAGATGCGGGCCACGCCGCTGGAGTAGTCCAGCGCGCCGGCCACGATGCCCAGCGCCGTGGGCGTGCGGTCGCGCACCAGCACGCCGTCGTAATCCTCGTAGACATGGCCCATCCACCGAAACCGCACGCTGCCCGGCACGATGTAGTCGGTGGTGTAGGGGCACAGGTCCAGCACCACGGGCTCGGGCGTGAAATTCATGACATGGTGCTGGGCACTGGCGAAGTCCTCGGCGTAGGTCACGGTCACCGTGCTGCCGGCCAGCAGCTCTTCGCTGACGGAGGTGTCGCTGCGGTCACCCCCTTTGGCCGTGTTGGAAAACGAGCCCGGATCGCTGCCGGCGCCGCTCATGGACGTGGTCTCGAAGCTCTTGGCGTTCTCGTAGTCGCTGTTGTAGCCCTCGGTCTTGCTGTTGAGCTGCAGGAAGCGGATGTTCAGGAATTTGCCGGGATAGTTGATAGTTCCGTCCGGGCCGAACGAGCCCTGGCCGTCATCTGTCAGCAGGTGGCGCACGGTGTCCTGGGTCTTGCTGGTCTGGTAGCTGGTGCGGCTGTGGCTCGATGAGGTGGTGGCCGTTGTCTGGGTGGTCTGTGTGACGATGCCTGCGGATACGCCTGCCATGGTTGTGCTCTCCCTTGTTGATGTCAGGCGCCCCAGCGCCGGTATTCGACGCCGCCGATGGACTTGACGCCCGCCGCGTACTCGGCATCCGTCCAGACCACGCCCGCTGCATCGGGTGGCACGTAGTGATTGCCGGTGGGCGAGCTGGTGGCGCCGACCTCGATGTAGACGGTCCCGCCGCTGGCGCGCGTGCCGCCCTGGGCCATGTACTTGCCCGTGGTCGAGCCATCGGACAGCGGCACGCGCGAGGTGACGACGGGGGCAGGCGCCGGCGGCACCTGGGGCAGGTAACTGAATTTGCCGTTGCCGCCGTCCTTGGCAGCCGAGGTGCCGCTCGAGCTGGCCCCGGAGCTGGCCGAGACATTGCGCACGCTGACCCAGGCGACCGCCACGGTGCCGGGCGCCGGCACCGTGTCCAGGCTGATGGCCCCAAAGCCGCCCGCATCAGGAGTGACCACCACGTTCTTGCTGACGATGACCGCGTAGTCGTACTCGATGGCGAACTGCCCGCCCGCGTCGATCATGAATTGCGGGCGCAGCAGCAGCGCGGCCGAGGCGTAGTTGATCTCGCCCGTGGCCGCGCCCTGCAGCGCGCCATGGCCGTTGTCCGTGGCCGTGCGCAGCACGCCGCCCGAAGTCCATTTGATGACCAGCGTGCCGGGTTTGATGCCCTGGTGAGGCAGGCGCATGGCGTGCTCGGGCAGCCGCCAGCCCGTGGCGCTGGAACGGTTGACGAAGGCCGAGGCCTCGCCCCATTGGAAGATGATGGAGCTGCTCACGTCGGGCAGCGCAGGCAGCGTCACGGACACCGAGCCGTTCGCGTAGTTGACCGTGCCCACGGCCGAGCCCGTCAGCTCGCCCTGGCCGTTGTCAGATGCGGTGTACCAGACGCCCATGACCTGGAAGGAGATGACCAGGGTGTTTGGCGCCGGGAACGGCTTGAGGATGGCCACCCAGCTGAAACTGCGGTTTTCCTGGCCCACCTTGATGCGCCGCGTGTGCGGCGCGTTGGGCACGCGGATCTCGCGCGGCGAGGTAGCGAGCACCAGCTGCCGCACGCCAGCCGGGCGCTGGTCCAGGGCCGCAGTCTCGGTGCGGGAGTTGGGCACGAGTTGGGTGTAGATGCTGGCAACACGCAGCATGCTCTCACCCAGCTGCACAGCTGCCGTCAGGGGCTGGGCGCCATAAAAGCTGGCCGCGTCCGCGACGGTGGTGTCCCGGATGCGGGTCTTGCTGGGGTCCATCGACCAGCCACGGTTGGGAGGCGAGCCGGGGAAGGCGCTGCGCAGCCGGGGGGTGATCTCGCACGTGGTGACGCTGGCCGTGTAGTCCGTGTAGCCGCCGCTGCTGGAATACGAAAACTGCAGGGTCTCGGTCTCGGCGCGCAGCACGCGCACGTACTGCAGCAACTGGCTGGCCAGGCCCTCGTTGTAGACGAGGATCAGCGTGCGGCCGATGGTCGGCGCTGGCGTGCCCGGCCGATGAAAAATCTTGATGGAGGCCTGTCCCTGGACGTGGTTCTCCAGCAGGTAGCCACCCCACTCCGTGCCCGGGATGAGGTAGGCCGCGATGGCTGCGGCGATTTCCGAACGGCGTGCGAAGACGCCGCAGGGCGCGATGGTGATGGACACATTGGGGTCGTTGGGCACGGCCGAGACGATGATGTTGGTGTCCATCAGCGGCTCGGTGGTGGGCGTTTGCACGGCCGCGTGCACCTGGCGGATGGACACGTCGCCGCCAGCACGGTCGACCTCGGTGATGTCCTCGAAGACGCCATTGCTCTTGCCCCAGGGGATGACATTGCCAGTGGGGCCGCCGCCACCGTTGGCGTCATCGGTCATCACTTTGGATTCGAGCAGGCGGATGTCGCCGTCTTTGATGGTCATAGGGTTTCGCTCGCTTCGATAAAGCGCAGCACAAGGCTGCAGTAGTAGTCTTCGTCTTCGGGATCGCTGTATTCGATGACCGACTGCATCGCCATGGCGCGGGTCTGCTCGGCATCACCGTGGTCGAAGACGACCTCGAATTCATCGGCCAGGATGCGCAGCCTCATGCGCAGCCCGGGAATGGCGGACCAGGCCTTGAGCGTGCGCAGCGTGGCGCGCGAGATCCAGGCGCTGTTGCCATCGCCCTGCAGCGTGATCGGCTGCCCCCCGTTGCGGGCCATGGCATCGATGATCAGCGTGCCGAAGATGCCGCGCTCGGTCTTCTGGGCGACCTTCGACCAGGTCAGCTCATCCACCCAGATCAGGTCACGCGGCAGCTCCAGCACCTGGGCGCCGTTGGACAAATAAATGCTCATGAGGTCAGGCTCCCAACTGGATCTTTTGCTGCTCGATCACGCGCAGCACCTCGCGGGCCAGCGCCTCGATGGACTGTTGGCCAGTCAGGTTTGTGGGAACGGGGTAGGCCATGCTGTTGCCGATGTAGATGTTCACGATGCGGTCGATGCGCCCACCACCACCTTCGCCACCTTCGCCACCACCGCCGCCTCCTTGCCCACCGCCGCCAGTACCGCCGCCACCAACCTCGCCTTCGGCCTTCTTCTTGGCGGTCTCCATGGCTTCGCGGATCTTCAGCGCGTCAAGTTCCCGGTCGAACTCGAACATGGTGAGATCGCGCATGTAGTTGCCCAACTGCCCGGCCGTTGTACGGAACGGGTTGTCACGCTCGTACTGCTCCAGCCATGCCTGTTTCCAGGCCTCGGCCTCCTCCCGGCTGTTGAACGTGGGCACAAGATCCTGGGCAGCGGTCGTGCCCCTGTTCATGTACTTGGAGTCGTCGACCTCGCGGTTGCGGTTGTCCTGACGCTGCTGGAAGGCTGCGCTCAGCATCTGCCCCTGCTTGACCAGTTGCTGGACCTTGTCGGAGACCTTGTCTGCCTCGATGCCCATGCTGCGCAGCACCTCGGCCGCCGTGCGGCCCAGCTTCTTGAAGGAGTCGCCCGCGTCATCCGTGGAGCGGCGCAAGTCCCCCATGGCCTTGAGCGTGGCCCGTCCTGTCTCGTCCACCTCGATCTTGAAGCCGCGCACCGCAGCCATGGACTTGACCCATTCGGGCGCAATGCCCTTGTTGGCGGCGATCGCGTCTTCGGCCGCCTTCTTGAAGCCTTCGCTCAATTCCCGGGCACTGGCCTTGCCGGAGGCCACCATGAATTCATAGGCAGATCGCGAGCTGCTCGCCACTTGCTTGAGCGCCTCATCTGAGGTGATGCCCAGCGCCTTCATGGCCTCGCGCAGGCTGTTGATGCCTGGCTTGGCCTTGTCCAGGGCATCGGACAATTCCAGCGCCTTGGTCTTCGCCTGGTCGAGGAGTCCGTCCGCCACCTTGTCGCCCAAGACCTTGCGCAGCTGCTCGACGCGCACGCGCACCTCGTCGAGGGCCTTCTGGCTGTCGGCGGTGTTGATAGCCTTGACCAGGCTGGCCTCGAGCACGCGGCCGGTGTCAATGCCCTGCTGCTTGAGACGATCGAGGCCCCGAATCACGACATCAAGATCATTCAGCGCGCTGCGCGACGCCTTGCCAATGCCGCCCTCCAGGGCGGTGAACTCCAGCCCCGTGCGCTGCACGGCGGCGCGCAGGACGTTGTCCATCATCTCGGCCACGCGCTCACCCTCGCGCGTGGCCGCCGCCAGGGCGCCCTGCAGGCGTTGGCGCAGGGCATTGACCACTTCCTCGGAGGCACCGGCCTGAATGGCCTCCTCGATCTGCTTGCCCAGCTTCCTGGCATCGCTCCCCGCACTGGCGAAGGCCTGGCGCGCCAGGATCTCGAACTTCATGAGATCCTGGCCCTCGAGTGCCTTGGCCCAGGCGCCCTGGAACTCGCTCGCACTGAGCTTGCCGTCCGCGACCAGCTTGTCGAGCACGGCCGAGGCATTGCGGATGCCCGGAGCCGACCCCAGATCGAAATCCTTGCCGATCTTGGAGATGGCCTCGGCCGCCGTATCGCCCTCCTTGCGCAGCTTGTCGAACTGGCCAATCAGGCCCGTCGACTCCTTGTTCAGATCGAAGCTGCGGTTGCGCACCTCCTCCAGGGCCACGGCTTGGCGGCGCAGGGCCTCGGCATGCTGCCTGGCAGCCTCCTCGGCCAGGCGGGTCTGCGCTTCGTTTTCCTTGAGCGCATCGCTGTGCCCCATGACCTTGGCAGCCGTTTCGCCCATCCACGTGCCGAGCTTCTTCAGCTCAGGCAAGAAAGCGACGACGGAAACAGCCAATCCCACAGGGCCGCCCAGAAACCCCGTGACAGCCCCTATGCCCCGTCCAAGCAGCCCGACCTTGCCAGTGGCGGCCGTTGCGGCGGCCCCCAGGGCGCCCTTCGCGGCCGCCGCCGTGGTCAATGCGGCAGTGCTGCGGGCGGCCTGGCGCTGCAGCTCGGCCTGCGACACGCTGACACCCTTGAGGGCATCGCCGAACCCTGCCCAGGACTTGGCATTCGCAGCCTGTGCCGCCGTACTGGCAGCCGAGGCCGTGGCGTTTGCCGCCTGGGCCGCCGCACTGGCGTTCACCGCAATGGCATTGGCGCGGTGCGCAGCCGTGTTCGCGGTTGTAGCCACGCTGTTGGCCTCGACCGCCTGCGTGGCCGCCAGCGTCTTGGCCGCCCAGCCCGCGAACCATTCGGAGATCTTGGCAATCTGCATGGCGCCCCAGACCTTGCCGGCCGCCGTCAGCGTGTTGACCAGGATGTCAAGATTGCCGGCCAGGGCGTCGATGACCTTGGCCGCGTTCGCGCTGCTGATCAGGCCCTTGTCGGCCGCGCCCACGTACAGTGTCCACTGCGTGGAGAGGTTCTGCAAAGCACGTCCCACGGTGGGAGGCAGCTTGCCATACTCGCGCGCCACTACATCTGCCTGGCCTTCCAAGGCCTTCATCACAGTTTCCGCCGTCAGGGCGCCCTGCCCTGCCATCTCCCGCAGCTCGGCCGTGGTGACGCCCAGCCCCTTGGACAATGCTTCGGCCAGGCGGGGAGCCTGCTCCATGACCGAGTTGAATTCTTCGCCCCGCAGCACACCTGACTGCAAGCCTTGAATCAGCTGTGTGAGTGCCGCCTTGGCGGACTCAGCGGCGCCGCCCGACAGCTGTGTGGTCTGGTTGATGGTGGTAGTCAAGCGCAGCGCGCGCTCTTGCGCCGCAGCTGCGGCCATGCCGCCTTCCTGTGACGCCTTGGTCAGACGCGCGAACAGGTTGCCGGTTTCTTCCAGCGAGCTATTGGTCGCAAGGGCCACGCGCTGCACGCCCCCGAAGGACTTCTCGAACAAGGGGCCTTCGCCGGTGGCGAGCTTTACACGGGCCTCGAGGTTCTTGAATTCGTCGGCCGTCGCAGCAACGTCTTTTATCAGCCCCCCGAAGTAGCCGCCCCCGATAGCAACCGTGGCGATCTGCTGGATGCGCTGCAGCTGCGTGCTGATCGAGGACATTCCCTCGCGCAGCGTGCGCTGGTTCGCGGCCTGCACCTGGGTAGACTGGGAGGATGCCGCGGCGGCCTGCTGGTAGGCTGGCGCCATGGCCGTGACCGCTTCGCGGACCTGTTGCACGGCGCCCTGCAGATTACGCTCCTGCGCTGCCAGGTTCGTGGTGCTCAGGCCCACGGCCTGCATCTGGTCCCGCACCGATGCCAAGGCGCCGTTCTTGACGCGCAGTTCGCTCGACAACCTCGCAGCGCTGCCAATGGCCAGGTCGTATTCCTTGCGCAGGGCAGCTTCTGCGTTCTGCGCTGCTGTGGCGGCCTGGGCTGCCTCACGCTGGCCGGTCTGCTGGGCCTTCAGCTCGTTCGTCGCAGCCTTGATGCCCTCTTTCAGTCCGTTGACGGTAGCACGGTAATCGTCGGTGCGCCGGGCCGTACTGGTGGTTTCGTCACGCACAGCCTTCAGCGCATCGCGCTTGCGCTGCAGATCTGCCTGGGCCTGCTGGGTTGCCGCTGCCGCAGTCTTTTCGGCTGCAGCCAGAGTCTGGGCCTTGCCTGCGGCATCCTGCACTTCGTTGCCCAGGCGGTCCACCGTGGTCACAGTCTTCTCGAAGGCCAGCGACAGGGCCTGCGTTTCGGTGCGCAGCCGGCCAAATTCGCTTAGCGCCCGTTGCTTGGCTCCCAACGCCTCCAGGGCCTGGGCCGCGTCCTGCGCGCTTTTTTGCAGGTCGCCCTCGAGCACATCCCCGACATCTCGCAGCGTCTTCGCCAGTTGCTCGGCATCGGCCTCTCCCTTGACGGCGGCTTCGATGTCATATTTGATCTTTGGGTCTGCCATGTTGGCGCTCAGAGGTCAGGTGATGAGAGGATTGATCTGGTGCATCGCACTGGTGTGCGCGGGATTGCCGCTAGCCCTGCTGGGCCTGTGGCTGGATTCCGAGCGCCTGATGGCGATCGGCGCCGGGGCCATCGCCACCGTGGTGGTGGGATGGCCGGTGCTGCTGCTGATGGGCGCGGTACAGACGTCTGCACCGCGCCGCTGATCAGTCGCCTGCGGTCGGGAGACGGACCTCGTAGCCCTCGGTCTTTCCGGGCGGCGTGACGATCTTCCCGGTCAGCGTGATGGCTGAGTAGTCCGAGCCCAGGAAGTCGAAACCGCTGTTGGCGCCCAGCACGCATTCGTGGACGTCCGCTTCGACAGGCGACCCGTCGACCATGTTCTTTCCATCGAAGCGCGCCTGGCAACGCACCTGGGTGACACGCCCGCCCAGGATCTTCTTGCCGTCGACAGCCTGGTACGTCGCGGTCAGCTTCACCACATCGTTCTTGCCCGGCGCGCCGTCGACCGCAAGAACACGGATCTCCCCGCGCAGCCAATTGACCTCGTAGTGGGTGCCAAGGACAAATGGATCGCCTGCGCCATCGGGGGCGAGAGAGAACCCCTGCTCCACCAGGTTGCGCTTGCCCACCGACAACCAGACGCCCACGGCGCTGATCGTCATTTCTTGAGCGGTGATCGTGCCGGCGCCCTGGGTGAGCTTCGCGACCAGGCCCTGGAACTGCATCGCCATTGCGGTCGTGCTGGCGGCCGACAGCTCGATAGTGATCTCGGTGGGCTTGGGCAACACCACCGAGGCCCGGGCCTGGCCATAGTCGAGGTGCGACCGGGATTCAGAGACCTTCTCCTCGAAATTGGGCTTGATCTCGAACTTGTCGGCATCCAGCGACGGCCCGAACCCGTCATAGGCCAAAGTGGCCGTGTTCCACGGGTTCAGCGAGACAAGGCCGCCAGCCAGGATGGCGCGTGCTGTAGTAGACATGGTGATTTCCTTCCAAAAAAACAAAACCCGCGCGAGGCGGGCAATCTGCTGAGTCGATCCGGCGCCTATGTCGGATCGCGGTAGGCGAGCGTGAACAGGCCCAGCACCAGGGCGCCGCCCACGTCGATGTTTTCGAGCTGGTAGCGCACCTCGCCCTCGGCCATGCCGCCGCCCTCGATCTCGATGCCCATCCGCGTGAGCAGCGGCATGCACTCGAGCACGGCCCGCTTGGCGACGCGGTAGTCGCCATGGGCCTGCTCGCGTGCGGCTTCCACCCGGCTGATGACACCGAGGGAGAATCCGTAGGAGCGTCGGGAACGCTGGCCGGGCTGGTCGCCCCTGGGCTTGTCCGCCTGGTCCTCCACGAACAGCACCCGCCCGCCCGCCTTCAGGTCGGCAGCGGCCAAGGGGTTGTCGCGCAGCACAGCACCCTGCAGACCTGGTGCGGCCTGCAGCGCCTGGTAGACGGTGCGTCCGATCACGAAAGGCGCGCCATAGCGCAGCACGTCAGGATGGGGCTGGCTCATGGCTGCACGCTGCCCAGCAGCGCCTCCATCTCAGATCCATCGTTGACGCGCTTCGGCTCGGCCAGTACGCGGAAACGGTCACCGATCCGCACGCCGATAGTGGGCTCATCGGCCAGCATGATCAGCACATCGCGCTCATGCAGGCCGTGGATGGAAGGCAGCCGCAGCGTGCGCTCTGCAGCGAAGACCCGGCCATCCAAGGCCTCGTCGTCCATGACGCCGAGAATCCCTGCGGCCGAGCCCACGACTGCACCCTGGCGCTCGATGGAGAACGTCAGGGCGAAGTCGTCGCCGTAGAACACCTCGCGCAGGTCGCGGTCGAGGTCCAGCATGGTCAGGCCTTTCCGCCCTTGGCCTGCTCGGCTGCTGCCTTTTCAGCGGCCAGGCGCTCGGCTTCGGCCTTCTCGGCTGCCGCCTTCTCAGCAGCCAGGCGCTCGGCTTCGGCCCTCTCGGCTGCTGCCTTCTCAGCGGCCAGACGCTCGGCTTCGGCCTGCTCGGCCGCTACCTTCTCGGCAGCCAGGCGCTCGGCTTCGGCCCTCTCGGTTGCCGCCTTCTCAGCGGCCAGACGCTCGGCTTCAGCCTTCTCGGCTGCAGCACGGGCCGCGTCGATCGCCGGGTCTTCCAGCACGCCCAGCGCGACCAGGGCCGCGCCCTCGTCGGCCTTGAGCGTGATGGTGCTGTCCACGTTGTGGCGCTTCCCGTCATGCTTGACGGGTGACAGTACGGTGTATTTCGGCATGGCCGTTACGCTGCTGCCGCGCCCTGGAACAGGAAACCCGCCGTGGCGCCGACCAGCTCGGGGCTGTAGGCGTCGCAGACAGGGTAGTACCAGGTCTGCTCGTTCTTGCCGAAGTACGGCTCTTCGACCTGGGGGCGGTCCTTGAGCTGGTAGGTGTAGCCGTAGTTGGGAGATCCGCGCTGTTGCATGGAGGCCGGCGTGGTGTAAGCCAGGATGGCGTCCAGGCCCCACATGTCCTTGAAGCCACCGTCCTCGTAGTAGGTGGCTTCGCCTTCGACGATGCGATCGATCTCCAGCAGGCGCTGCAGCTGCTCGATGGTCGCCGGCACACGGTCCACCGTCACGCTGATGCGGTCCAGGATCTTGGGGTGGTTGCGCAGCGCCGACAACACCCGGGGGCCGAGGGTCATGACATTGGGCTTCTTGCCGATCTTCTTGCGGATCACTTCTTTGGCCTCGTTGAGATCCTCGGCCGGGTTGCTGTTGGGGTCGGTCCACTTGCTGGAGCCGGACAAGGCCGTCTTGTTCTCCGTGGGGTAGTTGGCAGGGTTGCGCGCCAGATCGGCTGCGAGCTTCTCGCGCTCATTCGCCATCACGTCCTGCACCGTGTTGACCGCCATGGCGCCCATGTCGATGCCGGGCACGGCCTGGGCTTCCTCTTCATTCTCGATGGGCACCTGGCCTTCCAGGCGGTGGTCCACCAGCGAGTACTTGCCCTTGGCATAGCCCAGCTGGATGCGCTTGGTGTTCGCACCAGGCGCACGTGCCGTGTTCACCAGGCGAAAGCTTTCAGGGCCGAAAACCAGGATGGTGCCGGCTCGCTGGCCGACCTGCACGACGGGAAACAGGATGCTGGCGATCTTGGCATTCGGCGAGCCGTAGCCCCGCGCCACCTCGGTGAGGATGGGATCGACGACGCGGAGATCGGAAAGGTTGGGTTGCGGCATGAGTTTCTCCAGAGAATGATTCAGGGATGGGATGGATCAGGCGGCAGCGCTGACCAGGCCGGCGGACGGAACCAGCAGCACCTCGATGCGCTCGCCTGCTGCGGCAGCTACGCCGAGCGCCCGGGCCACGGGGCTCTTGCTGCCCACGGTCAAGGGCACGACACGGCCCTGCGCGTCGACCATGAGGGCTGCGTCCAGAGAGATGGCAGCGCCCGCCTCGACGATGGAGGTGCCCTGCACATCGACGGGCAGCAGATCGCCCGCCTGGGCTGCGCTGGTGCGCGTAACGCCGAAGGCAACGCCGCCGGCGACGGGATAGCCGCCGGACTGCGTGACGAAGCGTTCGGCCGAGACGGCGGCGCTCGCCACCACGGTGAGGGTGAGAGTGGAAATGTTCCCGGAGGGCATGTTGTGCTCCTGGTGAGGGGGTTGACGATTCGGGCGCTCAGCTGGCGTAGCCCAGTTCCTTGAGCGCGGCGACGAAGCTGATGCCCTTCTCCTTCGCCAGGGTCTTGGCCTCTTCGATCTGCTGCACCCTGGTCTTTTCGCCCTTGTCGGCCGGGGCGGCGCTACCCTTGGCGGCCGGCGGCGCATCCTGCTTGTGAGCCTCAATGGCAGCAGCACGCAGCGCCTTCTCTGCACCCAGCACCGCCAGGCTGGCGTCGGCGGCCGAGGTCTTGCCATCGAAGGCCAGGCCCTGCAGCAGCTCCTCGTGGCCGGGCAGGCCCTCGCCCACGGCGAGGACCGCCTTGATGCGGTCGCGCTCCTGGGTGGCGCCCAGAACGATGAACTCGGCCTTGATGGCCGCGAAAATGGGGGCGTGGTCCTGCTCGAAAGACGCACGCGTGATGGGATCGGACATTGATGTTTCCTTTGGATCACGGGTTGAGGTTTTGTCTTTGGGCGCAGCACCGGCGCTTGCTGACGGGGCCACCGGCTTCTTGATCACGGCCTTGCGGCGCGACGCGAACTCAGTGGGATCTGCGGCCATGCGGTCCAGCAATGCGTCGAGGGTGGAGACACCGTCCACCAACCCCGCATCGATGGCCTGCTGGCCACGGAACACGCGGCCATCGGCCATGTGCTCCAGAACTTGCTCGGCGCTGACGCCCCGGTAACGCGCAACGTCGTCCACGAAAAGCGTGTAGACGTAGTCCACGTCCGCCTGGACAACGGCCCGAGCCTCATCGGACAGGGGCTCGTTCGGCTTGGACAAGCGCTTGTATTTGCCCGCCGTGATGCTTTCCTGCTGCACGCGAGACGAGGGATCGAACTCGCGGTCCACCACCACGCCGATGCTGCCCACGCTGACGACAGAGCCGCTGACAAAGATGGCGTTGGCGCCGCTGCCGGCCCACATGCCCGCGCTCAGCAGCATCTCGCTGGCGTGCACGACCAGCGGCTTGATGGCACCGGCATCGTGTATGGCCTGGGCGAACTCCGGCACGCCGATCACGTTGCCGCCAGGCGTGTCCATCGCCACGACGATGCTGCGCACCCGCGCGTCTGCCAGGGCGCTTTCAATCTGCAGCGTGGCCTGCCGGGTGCTGATGCCGCCCGACACCCGCATGAACAGGTTGGCCTTGGGGGCCATCACGCCGGACAGCTTCAACAGCGCCACGCCGCCGGGCAAGACCTCGTACTCCTGCTGTTCGTGCGCCAGCGGCCGGCCCAGCCGGGCCTCGATGGCGTCAAGGTCCAGCTTCTCGCCGCGCAGGTGCATGGCGTAGATACCCTGGATCTCCCGCAGCATGCCCGGCTCGATGGCCCAGGCGCCAAGAATCATGTCGTGCAGCGTCATGGTGTCAGCCTCCCCTGCTCGGCCCGCTGCTCAGGTAGCGGTTCACATCGTTCATGGACTTCTGCAGATCCTTGACGTCGCGCCGGATGTCCGTCAGCGTTTCTTTCATGCGCGAGTCCTGCTCGCGCATGCGCTCGATGGCGACGGTGGCCTGGATCTCGGTGACGCTGACGCGCTTGTCCAGCGTGCTGTACGCGGAAAAGCCGGCCACCAGAAAGCCGACGAAGGTCAGCATGTGACCGAGGTTGATCGTCGGGTCGAACACCATGCGGCGGCGGTGGTGGGTCTCGGTCAAGGGGGCGAGATCAGTGCTCATTCCTGCTCCTGGGGGGCTTGTTTCGGAGGGGTTGCTTTGGGTTGCTGGGGCGCCGCTGCGCCAGCCTTGGGGGTGGGCAGCATTCCGTCCTTGACCAGGCGCTCGTACTCGGCCAGCTTCTGGTCGTAGGTCTCGTCCCAGCCGCTGCCGAACAGCTCCCACTCCGCGCGCTCGCGCGTCATCAGCCGCGCGTCGATGGCCTCGACATAGGCCTCGACCTCGGCCTTGGGATCGATGCTGCCCATGCTGTCGCCCGGCCAGGCGGCACGCGTGTAGGCCCAGCGCAGCAGCGGGTCGGCAAAGAAACCCGGCGCGGGCACGCGGCCGCGCGCCACCGCCTCGGTCAGCCAGGTCTCGAACACCGGCTGGCAAAAGCTCAGCGACAGCCAGTAGCGCACGCTGCGGAAATACACCCAGGCATCCAGCAGCGCGGCCTTGCTGGCGGAATAGCTGGAGTTGAACTGCTTGACCAGCAGCTCGAAGGGGATGCCCAGGGCGACGCCCATCTGCTTGATGACCGCCTGGATGAAGGGCTCGAAATTCGGGTTGGGCCGCACCGGGTTGACGAAGCTGGCTTTTTCACCCGGCGCCAGGCCCACCACGGCGCCCATGCCCAGGGCGATATCCGCGGGCGCCTCGCTCTGAGTCGCGCTGGAGCCATCGAACACCGGCGCAACGCTGCCACCAGGCGCCTCGATGAACACGGTGAGGTAGGCCGTCAGCACTGCGGCCATGATCTCGGCCTCGGTGTAGCGCGAGATCTGCTTGATGCAGTCGATGATCGGCGCCAGGTAAGGCACGCCCCGGGGCATTCCCGGGCGAAGGCAGCGGAAGTGGTGCAGCATGCGGCGGCGACCGCTGCGGCCCAGGCGTTCGATCCATTCGCCCTTGTATGCACCACCCGCTGTTGGCAAGCCGCTGCCCGGGTGCTTGTCGTACAGGTGGTAGGCCTCTGGTGCACCGTGAGCGTTCAGGCGCACGCCGCCGGACTCGGTGTCACTGTCGGCCTTGCCGCCGGGGTTGCCGACGCGGTCGGCTTCCAGCACCTGGATGCGCAGCTCGTAGGGCTGGGTGGCCGTGCGTTCGCCATCAGGCAGAAGGGAGAAGCAATCGCCGCTTTCCAACGCCGACCGCAGGACCAGCGCCTGCAGCTGGTAGAAATTCTGCTTGCCCTCGATATCGCACTCGGTGCTGTCGGCCCACAGGCTGAATTCCTGCTGCACCTTGGCTTTCCACGCCAGAGCGCGGTCGCGCGACCAGCCCAACACCGCCAGATTCGGCTGCGCGCTGAGCGCCAGGCCCGTGCCCACGACCCGGTCGATGTTGGTGTTGATGGCACCCACCGCGATGGGGCTGGTGCGCGCAAGCTCGCGCGACGCGCCACGCTGGAAAGGCAGTTGGCGCATCGTGTCCGACCGGGCATCCCGGGGACGCGGATTCCAGAAGCGGCGCGGAGAGGCAGAGCCGGCGGATGGCATCTCGCCGCCCATGGCCTGCATTGCTCCCAGCGTCTGGACCTTGGCGCGGGACAGCGCCCTATCAGCCGCCCAGCCGGGAGCCACCGCTGCAATCGCGCGGTCAAGCAGATTGAGTTCCATGGCGGTTTACCGGGGGGACAGGTAAACGACGCGGCGCACGCGGCCGGCCAGGCCCTGCAGGCGCTCGATGTTGGCGCGGCACTGCTGGATGCCCGCGCGGACCTGCTCGAGATCAGCGCGGCGATTGCGCCTGGCGGTCTGTCCGTTGCCGATCATGTACTCCTGCGAATTCAGGATGCGTTGCTCGGCGTCGAGATAGGACTGCAGGCGCTCCCGCTCCTGCTGCAGTTCGGTGGCGGCATCAGTCATTACCAAGATCCTTTGGATTGCAGGCCAGCAATCGCGCGCTCGAACTCGGGACGGAAACGCTCCAGCGCCACGCGCTGAACGGTGCCGCTGAAGTCGAGCCGGACCGAATAGTCCGGCGCATTGCTGGTGAAGACGAACAGGGCGCGCAGGCGCTTGCCCTCGCGCCGCCAGATGCCGTCAGGCCGACCACCGCCCTGCGGCTGGCCCACGAACATGTCATTGGCCAGGCGCCGGCCCTTGCGCAGCTTGGCACCCGTGGCACGGTCGCGCGTGGAGCTGGCGGCACGGATGCCCTTGAGGGCGTTGAGGATGGTGCGAACCTGGGCGCCGCTGACGTTGCCGTAGGCATCCAGCTTGGCCGCTGCGCCAGGCATGGCGTACTGCGTGGGCGACAGCACGCCCTGGTAGCGCAGGGCCATCTCCAGGCCCTTGTGCTTGCGCACGCCGCCCTCGACTTCGGGGAACAGGAAGTTTTCCGGGGCCACGCCCGGGGCATGGGCGCCCGTCTTGACCATCACGCGTGCCACCAGGTTGTCCTTGGTGGCGGGCTCGATGCGCAGCGCGTTGAGCGTGTAGGGCACCGGGTTGGAGAACACCTTGCGCATCTCGGCCGGCAGATCCTCGGTCTGCGCCTGTTTGGCGCAGCGGGTCAGCGCCGTGGCCGCAGCATAGGGAATCATGCGCGACGGCACGCCGCGCACGGACGCGATCACGTCGGCGATCGAGGCGCCCGTGCGGTGGATGGAAAGCATGGATGGAAGCTCCAAAACAAAGCCCCCGACTCCTTTCGGAGACCGGGGGCTGATACCGACTTTCGCTGCTGCGGTGGGGTGTCGGGAGGGTGTTTCTGCGTCAGGCGGATTTTTTAGACCTACCTGAATTACTGCGAATTTTGGGGTGTTTTGTCACCTGCCGTCCACGGAAAAAGTGTCACCTCTGGAGGTGACAAAACAGGCTTTGACACTTCGGTCGACTGCAGCTAAAGGAACGAGGAATTGCAGGCGCTCACTGCGGCGACTGAATGGACGTGACCACGCCGTTCTCGAGATAGACATACTGGGATATACCGCCGCCACGGCGATAGACCCACTGCTCATTCACACCGTTGCTGCCGATGGTCTTGTTGATCTTGGTCGGACTGCCCCAAGAATTCTTGACTTGCGATTCAGACATGCCGCGCATGACCTTGCCGGAGATCATTGCGTCGAACTTCTCGTTGTCGTCCCGCATCTTTCCCAGGCGCGCTTGCGCACTGGCCTGATCAGCCCCCGTGTCCATTGCGGGGGCTGCATTGATCACCTCCGCTGACTTGGAGTCATTGGTGCAGGCGTGCTCCTGGTAGGTGACCTTGCCATTGGCATCCTTGCACTTGTTGATGGCCAAAGCTTGACCGCCAATGGCCAAAAGACAAGCCGCCAACACAGTGGCGCGACGAGTACTGCGCATTACCTCTCTCCTGAATAGATTTCTATGGCCCCATTCGTTCCGCAAGAATGGACTGCGATGCGGAATATAGGCGCTTTCTGAAGTCACCCAACACAGAATAGAAATGTTTGCGACTGATTCGCAGTGCCGAGGCCGCCACCTTCACGGGCGCAACCCGGTGCACGTAGTACAGATCGAAGACCTGCTTGTCGAGTGCGTCCGGCTGGCAGGTGTAGGCCAGGTGAAAGGCCGCCAGCTCGGCGCTGCAGGCCGCGTTGGGTCCATCGGTGCGCAGTGGCCTGGTGCGCGTGCCGCTGAGCTGGCCCAATATCGAGCCCATGCTGGGCGATGGTCCGTAGAAGCGCCGCGTGGCCTTCCACGCAACCCAGCGCTCGCACAGCTGGTCCAGATCACGCTGCTCGTCGCTGGCTTCCGGGTCGACGTCATCGTCCGGGGCCGGTGCAGTGGCGGCCAGGCGCAGGGCCTCGGGGTCGTACAGGTCGGAGCGGATCATCGGATTCCCTTTGAATAGATGCGGCGGCCGGCCGGCGCAGAGGGCGCAATTGGCGGCAGTGGGATGGACGGTGTGGCCGCAGCGGCCGGTGGCGGCGCCAGCGGCTGGGCTGCGGGTGCGGCGATTGCCCTCTCGGCAGGTACAGACGTCTGTACGGGCAGATCGGCTGGTGCAGCGGGCGGCTGGGTTGCGGTATCCGTGGCAGGCACAGGCGCGAACAGATCGCCGATGGGCGGAATCAGCTTGTCGCGCAGCCGCTGCCAGTCCAACGGGGTCCATTTGTGCAGGCCCAGCTGGTGGGCGATGGCCAGGTTGTAGACGCTGACGTCCCAGGCTTCGTTGCGCTTGCCGTTGGGCTTGATCCATTCGCGGATGGCACGGCCCTTGTGCCAGCGCACCCGGGGCTGCTCGACCACCATCTGGTCAAACCACTCGATCGGCAGCGTCTGGTTGAAGTGCATGGCCCCTGCGCCTTCGGCGAGATGCATGCGGTTGGACAGCCAATCCTTGGCAACGTCGGTACCCACGGTCCACAACTCCACGCCGCCCGGCGTCTTGCTGCCGCCCCAATCGATGTCCACACGGCTGGGGGAGCTGCCCATGATCGGCTTGTTGGGCCGCGACGAGCCGTGCAACACGGTGCAGTTCAAGGGCCTGCGGGCAGAGCCGTAGTTGTAGACGTCCTGCGTGTTGGCGCCACCGGCGTCGATGCCGTAGGCGCTGATCATGATGGGCCGGCCCGAGGCGTGCAGCAGCGGCGTGCGCCGGATCTCGTCCAGCCGCTGCCAGACACTGCCCGGCGCCTCGGGGGGCTCCGAGGGTGAGCCTTGCAGCACGATGTAGTCGATCACCCAATGCTCCAGGCCCGGACCCCAGGCCTCGATCTGCACTTCCAGACGGTCGGGCTGGGTGTCGGCCGTCATGGTCGCAACCAGCGCCGGATCGGGCAGCACGCGCAGCGGGTACTTCTCGGCGCGGTCGCGCAGCTGCGTGGCCGTGGTGATGGTCTCGGCGTTCTTGTATGACAGGCCCAGCCGCGTGTTGTAGAACACCTGCATGGCGTTGTGATCGCCCCGCTGCAGCTGCGCCTTGGCGTGCGAGTAGTCCCGCGCCAGCGTCAGCCAGGTGATGGCGCCGACCGGCATGTAGAACGCCGACAGCGTGAAGCTCACGGTCTCGCCATCGCCCTTGGATGTGGCGACCCAGCGCGCCTGCCCGCCGGCGGCCACGTCGCGCAGCATGGCGGTCTTGTGGCGCTCATCGATCTCGCAGCCGCAGGCTGGGCACACGAACCAGGCGCGGTCCATGAAGCCGGTCTGCTCATCGCGGGCGAACCGGAAGTTCTCCAGCGCCAGCACATGCAGGTGCTCGCAGTGCGGGCAAGGCACGTGGTAGTACTCCTGCGTGCCCCGGGCAAACAGCTCGTCGATCTTCGAGAAGCCCTCGATGGCCGGGCTGGATGTGTAGAAGAACTTGCAGTCGTTCTCGTACTGCGAGGCCCGTGCCTCGGCCAGGCGCACCGGATCGCCCTCGCCATCGATATTCAGCAGCAGCCGGTCTATCTCGTCGACATAGATGTAGGGCGCCGAGACTTCGGCCAGGTTGGCGGCAGAGCCGGCCGTGTTCATGAACAGCGTGGCATCGCCCAGGAAATCCTTGGCCTGCACCGTATTGCGGGAATCGCGGCTCTTCGAGGCGGCCACGCGCTCGGCCAGCACCGGCACGTTGCGGATCATCGTCGTGACGCGCGCCGAGAAGCGCTTGACCAGGGTATCCGTGGGCTGCAGGGCCAGGATGTTGCGCGGGCGGCAGTGGATCAGCGAGGCGATCCAGTTGAGCGCTGTCTGCGTCTTGAACATCTGGGACGCCACCTTCGCCACCACGCGCTTGCAGGGGTGGCCGGGCGAAAGCACCTGGTGCACACGCCGGGCCGGATAGCTGCGGTCGAACCGGAAGGGGCCGGGCTTGGGGCCGCTCTGCGGCAGCTGCATGAACTTCTCTGCCCAGACATCGCACTGCAGTTCGGGATCAGGGCGCATGCCCTCGATCGCTGCGGCCACCATAAGGCCGTATCCATCCGCCAGGTTCATGATGCCGCTCCCTCGGGCAAGGCACGCTGCAGGCGCTGCTCTGCAATGGCGAAGGCCTTGCGCAGTTCCTCGTTGATCAAGCGCTCGATCTCGCGCGAATCGGCCAGGCCCACCAGCAGGGGCGCCGCCCGCTGGCCCACGCCCATGGCTTCATCACGCAGCGCGCGGAAGGCATCGAACACGCCGCGCCAGGCGGCCTCGCGCTCCACCAGGCGGCCAGCCTCGCGGGCGTTCTCGCGCTCCTCACGCTCCACGGACGCGCGCTCCCGGCGCACGCGCAGGGCCTGGTAGTCGTCGCCGGCCGCAGGCTGGGCCGAATCCGGGGCCTGTGGCGCGTTTCTCGCATCGCCCTCGCCTGCCCCTTGCTCGATGGGCAGCAACGCGCCAGCGCGCCCGCTGTCGGCCCTGGCGCGCGTGTTCTGTGCCCACTGCAGGTCCGCCAGCGCAGCATGGATCTTTCCATCGATCAGCGCGATCCGGCCTTCCTTCACGGCCTTGGCCACGGCCGACTTCGCCACGCCCCGGCGCCGCGCGTACTCGGCCTGCGTGATCAGGTCCATGCGCCCGTTCACTTCGACCCCCGGCGTTCACCGCTTTGTTCACTTTTCCCAAACCCAGCCACTGGCGCCTGCGCGGGGGCCGAATTACCCCCGTGATTCCATGCGCCGGGAGTACCTATGCCGGGGGTGGTGGTGCCGCCGGCCGTCAACAGATCCAGCCCTTCCATTTCTTCCTTCCTCTCTCTATACAAACAAAGAAGTGATTACGTAGTTACGAGCGCGCGTAACAGCGAAACCCGCGCCAGGCTTGGCGCGTTACACGATTACGCCGTTACACGCCTCACGCATGTGCATGCACGCGCCCACACACACCCGCCCACCCGCCTGCATGCACACACACATACGCGAGGCTGCTGTAACGCTGTAATCGTGTAACGACCCGCGCCAGTGCTGGATTCCAGCGTTACGCGTCGGTGTAATGGCGTAACGGCGCTGCACTACTGACCTCCCTGTGGTTCTTGCTCGTTGGGGGCCGGGGCACCGCTGCCATAGCCCGAGTACTTGCGCAGCGCATCCGCGAAGTCGCGCACGGCCGAGGTGGCCCAATCGCCCTCGGTCATGCGCTGCGCGCCCTCGCCCAGGATCGGCTCGGTCACCAGGAACATGCGCTCGGTCTTCTTGGCCTGCCCGGGCCGGGTCACGTTCATGGGCTTGGTGCGCACCGGGCAGCCCTGCCCCTCGGCAAAGCGCACCACCGTGGGCGTGAAGCGCGTCTGGGGGAAGGGGTAGCGGTCGCCCGTGCGCTGACACCATTTCAGGTATGCGGCATAGGCCTGGGTGATGGCGCAGGAGTGGTAGGGCAGATCCAGCTCGCCCGCCTGCCACTCGGACCAGAACAGCTCGGGGCTCTTGCGGTTGATCGCAATCAGTGCCGACTTGGCTTCCGTCATCGGGGCCGGGGCAAAGGGGTGGAAATCGCCGAGCGGGTAGTTGAGCAGGTAGTGGTAGAACGCCTCCACCCCGCCACTGTCGCGCCAGTCGCCCAGCGCCTTGTAGTACTCGAAGCCCTTGGCCCGGGGCGTGTAGACCACCAGGTAGCGCCGGTCGGAGTTGTCCAGCGCCAGCGGCTGCAGCTCGTTGGAGAGGAACACGATGTTCATGTGGTTCTTCTCCTCGCGCCGCGTCAGGTGCTTGGGGTTGATCTGCACAGTGGGCGAGGTGATCAGCGCCTTCAGCCGGTTCTTGTTGTGGACCAGCTCGGCCCGGCTGGACACTTCGTCGCCCACCACGAACAGCTTGCAGCTGCGCCAATCGTTGTGCTTGTCCTCCAGCTCGTCCTGCCCCACCAGGGCGCCGTACTTGCCGTAGATGGCAACCATGATGTCGAACAGGAAGTTCTTGCCCGCGCCCTCATCGCCATGCATCACCACCGCCGTGCGCAGCTTGGTGCCGGGATGCTGCAGTGGGTAGGCCAGCCAGCACAGCAGCCAATGCATGATGTCGCCGGTATCGCCCTCATCGGGCGTGGCCCGGCTGGTCAAGAAGGAAACGAGTTCCAGCATGGGCTGCACGTCGCCCTCTTTCGGCACCATGGCCATGCCGTCGAACAGGTTCACGGTGGAAGCCGGGTCGGCCTGCAGGGTGGGGTCGAACACCACGTCTTCCAGCCGCACCGTGCGCCGCTTCTCGCTGGCCTTCCACATCCGCACCATGTCGGCGCCATGGGCGTGGCCCATGTTGGCGATCTTCATGATCAGCCGCTCCGATCCGTCCCACACCGTGTCCGTGCCGTAGATCAGCGCGAAGTTCTCGATCAGGTGGTTGAACCGGCCCCAATCGATGGTCTTCTCCTTCTTTCGCCCCTGCACAGGCTGGTCGGCGGCAGGGCTCTTGCCACCCCCATCCCCAGAGTCGCGCGCAGCTGCGCCTTTTTTGGGGGACGGGGGGCGCTGGGCGAGATCCGGCGCCGGCCGCGCCTCGCCCGCGATGCGCACACCCGACTGAAAGTCGACGTGCACAACAGCCCCATCCAGCGGCGCTGGCGCGCCGTGAGTGGACGAAGCATGCGACTCTCCGGTCGCATGCGGTGGCGCCGTTGACGGCAATGGCGCCGCGCTGGGGTTGAGGTTGTCGGTGTTCTCAGCCATACCGCCTCGCCATCGCATCGACCACCGCCACCAGCTGCCGGCGGACCACGTCCAGGCCCTCAAGGACGTGCAAATCGTTGAAGTCCGTATCCTTCGGCCCCCGTGTCGAGGCCTTGAAGATGGGCCAGACCAGATCGCAGCCGTCCGTGGCCTTGGCGGCCCGGCTGGCGGCCGTGCGGCCCGGGTTGAGCAGCGCGCCCGTGCGCTTGTCCCGGGTCATGTAGTCGTCGTCGGCCAGGATCAGAATGCGCGTAGCCGGGTACAGCGCCCGCAGCACTCGCACCACCTCGGCCAGGTTGCCGGCGTCCAGGGCCACGAACACCGGGTGCTGGTGGTCGACCGCCATGCGGGCTGTCAGGCCCGTGGCATAGCCCTCGACCACCATCAGCAGCGCGGTGCTGGCAGCGTCGATCTCGCCCAGGCGGATGCAGCAGCCCGGCTTGTCGAAGGCCCGCAGGTAGATCTTCATGCCGTCCGGCTTGATGAACTGCAGCCCGCGCAGTGCCTGGTCGCGGGGCAGATCGGGGCGCACCAGGGGCAGCAGCGTGGTGCCGGCCGGCAGGCGCACCACCACGTCTTCATCACCACGCTTACGGGCAGGCCAGCGCAGCGACAGCTGGCGGTCCAGCGCGCGGAAGGCCTCGCCCTGCACCTGCTTGCGGTCCAGATAGGGCGTAGTGGCCACGCGCACACCCTTGCGCCAGATGTCGATGGCTTCAGCCATCGCATTGGCGATCTCGGCAGCACGCTCGATCGCCACAGCCTCCGCCAGCGCCTTGCGGTGGGCCGCCTGGCGGGCGCGCTCGGCCTCGGACAGGGGCGCCAGGTCAATCTCCACCTTCTGCCAATCGCCGCCATGCCGATAGGTGCCGAACGAGCCGACCACATACGTGCCGCCGGCATCTGGCTGCCACAGGTGCAGCTTGTACCAATCCTTGCCGCCGGCGCCGCAGGTGGTCTTGCGCCCTGCCCTGATCCTGTCAGGCAGATCACGCCGATCCCGGTCGCGCAGCGCGATGCCGAAATGCTCCATCTGGTGCAGCACGCTCTGGTAGTTGTCCATCACGCCCTGCCCTCTTTCAGCCGCTCCAGCCGCGCCACCAGCAGCGATGCGTGGCCCACCGTGCGCTCCAGCTCGCGCGTCAGCTTCGTGGCCTCGGTCACAGGGTCCAGCGGCATGGGCGGCGCGTAGCCTGCCTCATGCAGCAGATAGGCGGTCAGGCCGTGAAAGCCGATCTCGCAGCACTTGCGCATCAGCAGCAGCAACTGGCCCGGGCTCAGCCGCTCGGCCCGGGCCGGGTTCAGCGCATCCAGCAGATAGCGCGCCGCCGCATCGGGCTGCTTTTCGGGGAACAGCAGTTCGCCCACCTTCTTCGGGCCACCGAGGTACTTCACAGCATCCTTGGCAGCCTCCAGCTCATCGTCGTAATTGAGTGCTGGGTCCATGTTTCAGACCTCCAAAATCAGGGAAAACCCTTTCCGACGCGTTCCGAATTTGTCGGAACGCGTCGGAATGCCTGTATGGACAGGCTCTACAGAGGAGAAAGTGGCTTGCGTCGGCCCAACGCCACGCAGCGGCCTGACGGACATCAAGGCCCTGTCCCCTCTTCTCCATAGGCAAACCGTTCCGACGCGTTCCGAAAAATTCGGAACGCGTCGGAATGACTCAGCCAAGCAATACAGGGAGACTTCGATGCATGAACCAACGCACCGAACCCTCGCAAGAAAAAGCCGCCACGGCCCATGCCGGGCACGCGGCGGAAAATGCGCCAGGGGCAGCCCATAACCCAAGCACCCAGCCAATCGGAGATACCAATGAGCGAACAGAACAGCATCCCGTTGAATGCAGATTCCCTGAATGCCATCGTCAATGCACTGGGCGCGCTGGTCTTCGCCACCGTGCGGCAACTGCCTGCGGACAGGCAAGAGGCCTTTGCCATCGACCTGGCACGCTTGGCACGCAACGAAGAAAGGCAGGGCAATCTCATGACGGAGACGCTGCTGCTCGACATGCACCGCGCCGCCCGGGCTGCGGCGAACTGAGCGCAGGCAACGTCAAGCGAAGGCACAAGCCTGTCGGTGAGCGCAGCCACCTACTCGCCCTCGGGCAGCGCCGCGCTGGCCCGCTGGCAGCCCGCAGAGGCACTGATGTAATCGTCCAGGCTGTCGCGCAGAAACTGCGCGTGCTCCAGCGTGATCGCCACGCGCACCGTCGGCTGGCCCGGAATATCCAGTCCCAGGCCCAGGCGCTTGCGGCCTGGACAGACGGGGGTAACGTTGCGCACGTCCGCGTCAAGGTAGATGGCGGGCAGCAGGTTTATGGGCGAAGTCATCGCTTTGCACCTCCTGCAGGGTGGAACTGCCGCGTAGCGCACCACTCACGCCAGCGCTGCTCCAGTCCATCAGCCGGAACCGTGTGTACCTCGCGGATGGATACCGCGTCGAACGCTGCGGCCACCTCTCTGATGTCTGGAAAAGGGCATTCTTTGCTGAGCGCCTTCGGCGCGGCCCTGCTGACCCCAAACCATGGCAGGGCCAACGCGCCAAGCAGCAGGCGGCGGCGGGTGACGCTGTTACGCATGTGCAGCCCCAATCTCGGCGGTTCTGGGATTCACCAGCTCGCGCAAGCCCACCTCGCCCTGCGTCAGCACCTCTATCTGCAGCGCCTCTTCCAGGCTCACACGCCGCGTGCCACGCAGCCAGTGATTGACCTTTCCGGCGCTGACGGGGGGGTCCAGGCGCTGCCCGAAGGAAGCCATGGTGATGCCATGCACTTGAAGGTAAGTCTTGAGCTTCATAGATCCATTATGGATCAATCCACAATGGATCACAACGAAATGGACTCCGTTTTGTGCATTCCCTCCCCGGAGACTGATTGGGACACTATCCCCATGGAAACATGGACAGACAGGGCCAAGGCCCGCATGCGCGAACTTGGCGTGTCTCAGGAGCGCCTTGCAGAGCAGTTCGGCATGACCCCGGCAGGCATGCAGAAGTGGCTGGCAGGGACTCGGCAGCCCGCGTTTGAAGAAATCAACCAGATTGCGGATCGCCTAGGTGTGCCGCGCACTTGGCTGACTTATGGCACAGACCCAAACGACTCAACAGATGGGCTCACAGATCCCGCTAAAACGGTTCTGCGCAAGCTGATCTCAATGGAAAGGGCCGGCCGGATGCCAGAAACCCTCTGGGATGCGATCGGCTTACTGGCGACCGCAGTGGCTCCGCTGCCTGACGAAACCGCCCAGGTCAAAAGTCCTGCCGAAACGAAGAACGGCACAACAAACTAGAGCGCCGCCTGGCCAAGGCAGCGCCAAGATCTATCAGTTCTCAAGACAGCCATCAGGAGGGAGTTCCGATGACACAAAGTAAGCACTGCCTCAAATGCGGGGCGTCCACAGCATTCAGTGACGAGCCACCGCTTGCCTGCCCCACTTGCGGCGCGGTCTACAGCAAGGTCGAGCAGGCATGGCGAGAAGGACAACCCACCCGCCCTCAGCCGACGTCACGCTCCACCTCGACAACACGGCAACATCGGGACGCAGATCACCACGCCTTTGCAGCCAGGCTTAGAGAAGAAAGCATCTACCCAACATTTCGTGCTGTTGTGAAGATCGCCTACTGGCTGGGAGTGGCACTGGCCGTCCTCATCGTGGTGGGCGGGATCTTCACATCGTTCAGTACAGGAGCTGGTGCTTTTATTGGAGGCATCGTTGTTGGCGCACTCGTGTTCGTCCTCGCCAAGGTAGCCAAGGAGATGAGCCTGATGCTGGCCGATCTGAGCGATGCCACCGTCAGATCCGCAGCTCAGGCAGAGGCATCACGTCAGTCAAGCTGAGCTGACGCGCGGAATAAAATCCAAAATGGATTGACACAAATAATCCAATTTGGATAATCACCTCCAACACCCATCCCGGGTGCTGGAGGTTCCATGTCCCTTGCCCCTCTTCTGGCGCTCCATGAAGCGCTGCAGGAAGCCGAGCAGTTCATCGCCGGCTTCGAAAACGATCCCCATCAAGAAACCGACATCGGCCGCCTGCTGAAGAAGCTGCGCGGCCAGCTCGACGTCACCCGCCTGGTCGTCGACGTCACGCGCGCCCAGGCTGCAGCCGATGCTGCCGGTGCCGTGCTGACGGGCGCTGAAATGCGGGGTGCGGCATGAGCGTGCAGCCCATCCTCGATCTGGTGGCCCACCTCACGGGCGGCGCTCGCAGCCCCGACCACGACCTGCTGCTGTCATGGCTGGCCTACCCGCTGCAGCATCCCACTGGCAGATTGACCAAGGCTCTGGTGCTGCATGGGCCGCAAGGCAACGGCCAAGGCACCCTGCTGGAAACCATGGCCCGCATCCATGGCAGCGCCTACCTCTCGCTGGGCAGTGCGCAAAGGCTGCTGGACAGCGGCAACGCAGTGCTGGCCGGCAAGCGCCTGGTGGTGTTCGACAAGGCTCCGCAGGGTGAGGCCACCCATGACGCCCTGGCGCAGCTGCTTGATTCACTCACCCTGCATATCACACGCAAGGGCCACGCCCCTCGCACCGAGCCCAATCGCCTGAACCTGCTGTTCGCGTGCCGCGACAAGTCCACTCAGGGCTGGTCACCGGCCCGATTTCTCACCATAGAAACCGCGCCGCCGCGCGAGCCTGAGTTCTACCGCGCCCTGATCAACTGGCGGGCGACGGAGGGCCATGTGGAGTTCGCTCAGTACTTGCTCCAGTACCCCATCAGTGCCGCCTTCCTGGCCAGCTGTACGCTGGCAGAAGGCGCCGCCGCAGCGATGCCCGAGGCAGCACCCATCCGCACAGCCACGCTGGCCGAAGTGCTGGACCGCGCCAGCGCCACGATCTGGGACGCCGAGCGCACTCTGGACAGGCTCTCCGAAGGTTCTCCGCTGTGGAACCACTGGTATGGCCGCATGTGCGGTCTGTACACGCTGCTGCAGTGCTGTGGCGCCCTGCCCGTCGGGCCGTTCGGCCGCTCAGCCCATGAGCTGCAGGGCCTGCTCAAGGCTGCCCGCCCCCAGCTTCCCGGTGGCTTTGAAACCTACCCGGTCTTTGAGGCGCACCAGTGGCTCATGGAGCATGGAATTCAGGCGTCCGCTGATGAAGTCCCCCACCTGCAGCGCCACCTGGTCGCAGGGCTGATCAAGCAGAAACAGGTTGTAGAACCCGCCACTGGTGGCGTGCACCACGAACTGCTCGCCGTCAACGCTGATTTGCAAAATTCGGCCAATCCACATTCGACCAGTGTAGGGCGTTCACCGCAGGGGGAAACCACAGCCCATGGAGACCAGCCATGGAACTGAAAACCTTCCGCGTGCGCGTGGCCGGCCGCAGCTTCACCGGCGCCTACCTGAGCGGCGCCCTGGCCGTGGCCCTGGCGCAGTGCTTCTACCGCGTGCACAACGCATCGGCCATCAGGGTGCAGCCATGAACACGCGCCGCATTGAACTGGACGGCCCGCACCGCAGCCGCCTGCACCAGCGCCGCGTGCGCCGGCAACTGTGGGCCCTGGGCATCCTGGCCGCAGCGCTGATCTGCAGCCCCTGCATCGCCCTGCTGATCCACAGCTTGGCCGGAGGCACGCCATGACCATGGAGCTGCGCATCCACGGCCAGGTCACCGCCTGCATCTGCCGCACCACGACCGATGGCCGGCCGCTACTGGAGGTGGAGTTGAAGACGCCAGACGGCCAAGCCGTGCATGCGCGGCACATCTACCCCGACGACACCGCCGCCAGCAGCCACGCGGCCATGACGCTGGCGCGCCAGCTCAAGGGCCAGCAAGCCGAGCTGTACACCACCAATCCACGATTCACCTGGCAGCGCATGGACTGCCTGGCGCAGCACATCCGCGCCACGTCCACGCCCTGCCCTCGCAAGGATCTCGCATGAAACCCGCCCTGACCTCCATCGCTCACGGCAACGGCTTCGGCACACGCAGCAGCCGTGGCTCGGACCTGCAGCAGCCCACCCCCACGCCCAAGGCGCTGCGCCAACGCAGCATGCGCGAGCGCGTGGCCACGCCCGCCAACGACCTGCCCATCCGCAACAGCACCGTCACCACTGCGGCCTACAAATTCCCCGAGCTGAATGCATCGGTCCGCCCCGGCGCCATGGACGCCTTCGCCCTGCCCAGCGTTGTCATGGGCGAGCGCATCTACCGCAAGGCACGGCCATGACCAGCACCGCCGCATGCAAGGCCTGCACGCACTGGCTGCCTGACACCAGCGATCCGCGCATGGTGCGCCTGGGCTTCGCCCAATGCGCCAGACACCTGATGCCGGGCCGCACCTTCAACGCCGATTCGCGCTGCGACCAGTTCAGCGCCATGCCCGCCGACCAGCTCGCCGCGCGCCGTGAGGTCGCCGTGCAGCGCGTTCGCCAGCTCAAGCACAAGGAGGTGCGCTGATGGCACCCAAGACCAAAGACCCACTGATCCAGCGCGAAGTGGTGATCAGCGCCGAGGCCACAGGCAAGGGTGGCAAGCCGCATCCCCAGGCCGGCCAGCGCGGCAAGGTGATCGGCAAGACGCCCGGCGGGCGGCAGTACCAGATCGCCGTGGGCGACAGCTTGGTCAACCTGCCCATGGATGCCTTCGAGGTCGTGCAGGCCGAGCGCGAGGACAGCGCTGACGCCGGAGCGATCGTGCACCCCACGCTGCCCCTCGCCCAAATCGCGCCCAGCCGCACGAATCGCAGGGTGATCGAGGACGACGCACTCCACGACATGGCCGCCACCATGAAGCTGTACGGCGTGCTGCAGCCCCTGCTGCTGCGCCGCCTGCCGGCCGAGCGCCTGCAGGACACCTTCGAGGACGAAGCCACGCGCCGCGCCACGCACGAAATCATTGCGGGTGAGCGCCGGTACCGCGCCGCCCAGATCGCGGGCCTGCGCGTGGTGCCGTACATCGAGCGCGACGCGGATAACATGCACGCGCTGCTGATGCAGCTGATCGAGAACCTGCACCGCAGCGACCTCACGCCCCTGCAGGAGGCCCTGGGCGTACAGCGCCTGACCCTGGACCACGGCCTCTCGATCGACGGCGCCGCCGAGGCCCTGCACAAGAGCCGCACCCACGTCTTTGAATCGCTTCGCCTGCTCACGCTGTGCCCCGAGGCTACAGCCGCCCTGGCCGCGCGCACACTGACGCGCAGCGTGGCCCTGCTGGTAGCCCAGCGCCCTACCGAGGCCATCCAGACCGAATACACCAAGCGCGTGCTCACGGGCGGCCCTGATGGTGGCCCCATGAGCTATCGCAACGCCCTGGACCTGGCGCGACGCAGCTACATGCTCAAGCTGGACCAAGCCCCCTTTGCACTGGACGATGCCACGCTGTGCCCGAACGCCGGCGCCTGCGCGGTCTGCCCCAAGCACACCGGCGCGTCGCCCGAACTGTGGGACAAGAACGATGCAGACGTCTGTACCGACACCGCCTGCTTCGCAGAAAAGAAGGACGCCCACTTCGACCGCATGAAGGCCCAGGCCCAGCAGCGCGGCCAGCAGATCATCACCGGCCGCCAGGCGCGCGACATCATGCCCAGCGAGAACGGCGCACCACGCGGCTACCTGCTGCTGGACAAGCCCAGCCAGGGCAGCAGCGCGCCCGTGCGCCAGGTGCTGGGCCAGGACGTGCCGGCGGCCAGCGTCGTGCTGATCGAGGCGCCCAGCGGCAACCTGGTGGAAGCCGTGCCCACGCACACCGCCAGCGCGGCGGTGAAGGTCAAGGGCGAGCGCCAGGCGGCTGCCAAGGCCCAGGCCGAGCCCACGCGGGAAGCGCTGCAGCGCGAGTACGAAATGCGCTGGCGCGAGCGCGCGGCCGAGGCAACGATCGACGGGCTCCTGCGACTTCCCCCTGCGGATCTGGACCACATGCCCAGCCGCGCGGCCCTGCTGATCCTCAAGCTGCTGGCCGAAGGCGTGCCCACCCAGCACCTCCACCGCATGTTCCAGATCGACGGCAACGACAGCCGCGCAGACCTGGACCTACAGAGCGCACTGGAGGATCTGGCCGAGCAGGATCTGCAAGCGCAAATCCAGTACATGCTGATGATGGCCTGCACGCACGACCTACACACGGCCACTCCTATCTTCGACGAGATGGTGGACCTATCCGGCGTGGATCTCGACTCGATCCAGGGCGAGGTGCAAGACGCGATGAAAGCCGAGGCCGCAGCGCGCGCCGGCAAGGCAGCACCCTCAGACAAGGCCACGCCCAAGCTCAAGAAGGGCAAGGCCACGGCCGCAGAGGCCAGCCGCGCAATCGCCGACGCAATGGCCGCCGCAGAGGTATCCATCCCCAACGCCATCGGGCCGCTGCAGCAGGTAAGCACCCGCGCGGAAATCTAAAAAAGTCTGCCCTTCAATAAAAATTCTATCGCCAAATTCAATTTAACAAAACTACAGCAGCCTCCATAACTTTCTTACCACATAAACAATTTCTTCAAAAATCCTCTTTTAAACACCAGAAAAACAAATAGGACCTAAAGATCCATATATTTGGAGAACACTATGAATAAAGCGCAAACAGAAATATTAACCGTCTCCGATCTGGCAGAAATATTAAACTGCGACGCAGAAACTGTTGCAACACGTCTTATTAGCGGTGATCTACCAGGTACAAAGATTGGCCGCGGCTGGATAATACCCACTCAAGCACTTCTCGAACGTTTGAATGAAAAGGCACTTGATGAATCGGCCGAACGTCGGCAAGAAAGAGATATAACCCAATATACGTTGAGCACCGAAATAATAAAAAAACCCAAAAATAGATACTCGAAAAATCCAGGGATAACAAAAAACAGTTCAATACTAACAAGTAATGAGACCAACCGAGGGAAAAAACGTCGCGAACCACCGCCTCTCCCAAGGTTGGAATCAATAGTAATTACCAATTAAAAAATGCAAGAGGAAATTTCCCGATCTGTGGCTGCTTATCAAGATTACAGAATCCACAAATAATGCAGCAATTCCACCTTAAAATATTCCCCAAAATATCAGAAATTAATGCAATTGCAATTTACTTGAAATTCACATTTCAAGCACATCAAGCGACCTATTTTCTGGGGTGAAATAACGCCCAACGACCAAATCAGTGGCCTCAAGATCGGAATTTATCTCCGAAGTGGCAAATATCAGCTGATAGTCAACCTGATATGTTGAACATTCGTCCACAATGATTTTTTGCAACCGATGACTTCTCTCCACCTCCATGCCACCATCATCAATACCGTCTAACATCATAAATCGTGGAAGGCGCATAAATTCTTTTTCAGTACTCACTGTGAGGAATGCCAAGTGGAATATATGACGAAGTACCACGGCGGAGCTTTCCGAAAAATTCCTTACTCCGTTCACGTAAACTGAATTCTCTACAAAATCAAAGGTGGCGAATTCAGCATTAATAAATTCAGGAGTCAATGGCAAATCCATGCCTAACAATCTGACCATCACCTTGCTAACAGCTTCAGCCACCTCCTTCTTCCGGGATTCTTGCTGCCTCTCAAGAAGAAGAATTGAATCTTCTAGCTTACTCTCTTCATTTCTAAATTCATCTCTTTGTTTTTGCAGATCGGTTATTACTGCAGCCAGCTTTTGCTGCTCATAAGCCTGAATTATCTCCCGATCTAATGAACCAAGCTCTCTCGAGGATGCCTCTATAGCCGTCTCCACATCAGTGGACCAGACATTTGCCACACTACTGTAATCCTGTTCCAAAGATCTTATTCGTTGCGACAAATGCGGAAGATCAGTACGCAATTTACTTATCTCCTCCTCTCTAATATTTTTCAGAATACGAGATTCATTAAGCTGAACCGCAATCTCATTCTTCATTCTTAGCAGTTGATTTTTCTCTGCTTCATCTCCAATATCACCGGTGCACAGATGACAAATATTATTATTTTCTTCCGGGCTTGGAAGCTTATTCAAACAACATGGGCAAAAAACAAAGCTCAACTTTCCAAAATAGTTGCGCGTCTCCTTAGACTCATCAAGACTCTGCAACCTAGACTCCAGCTCTTTGATGAATTGGTTCGAATCTTTTAATTCAAGCTCAAGAGCAGAAATCTGATCCTTTGTTTTTGACTCTTCATGTTTGGCATCATTGAGCTGGCTCCTCAAATTATTGATATTCGCCACACTACTCAGATCTGTAGGGACGGATCGCTCCAGCTTTATTTTTGCTATTTTATCGATAAGAGCGTTTCTAGCCGACTCCAATTCGACAGTCCTTTCATTAAGGAACTCTAAATCTGGAGTTTGGCCAGACCGCCCCAGTACTCCAAAAATACTTTTCAACTCACTCTCTCGTTTTGAAATATGAGCCTGAACTTCTCTCAAACGAATCTGAGCATCATGCAAAGTGTCATCATATACCCCAGACAAATAACCACCAATCATCTCCCTATTTAAGGGACTGTCAAAGCTATCAAGCCTAAATATAGGACTATGAACACTCGGCTGATCAGCATAAAGCACCCGTAAAATCTGGTGCATTGTCAGATTTGAAGATCCCGCACCTTGCGCCTGCGGCAAATCAAGAGCCGCAAACAATGCTTGTGAAAAACTGATGCAATTAGCACTTCGCTTAAATGGATAATGCTCCCATTTCAAAAAGCCCGCCTTCAGAGACTCCTCATAGCTCCCCCAAAATATAGCCATCGGCCTTTGGGTTGTCACACCTATATCACGCTTTAAGCACGCAGTCTTGCCGTTCAAAAGAACTTCCACGCAAGTGCTTGTGCATTGAAGCGCTCCCTTCTTCCAACGAATATTTTCAGCACCCAACCCAAAGGCGAGCATATCCATTATTGTTGTTTTCCCCGAACTATTCCTACCTCTTATAATATTTACGCCAGATTTAAACTTGCAGTCAAATGCCACATGAGCGCCCTGAAATACAACCAACCTACTAACCATTAGGGTGGGTTCAAGCAGGGTCATAACGATACTCCATAAGGTGCGTCCTATCCTTTAATCCATTCTTACCTAGCAAAGGCACTTGCGACAAACCAATGATCGCGCTCAAACCAACTGATCCGGTTGACTCCAGAATATTTTCAATTCTCTGCTCAATACCAACCGGCAATGGCTTTAATGAACGAGATACATATCCCTTTGAATAGCTATCAAGATCAAAAAAACCAGATGCGACTACTGATCGCAGCGCTGCATCTTGAATCCCCTTCATTTCATGAAAGGTAGCTACCTCACTTAAAGGGTCCCTATAAATATTTGCAAGCTTCTTTGATTCTCTTCTCAAGCCAATTAACTCCGAAGGAAGTTTTATATTGGCCACGGATCCGGGAAAAACCAGATAGAAATCCAACAATCTAATTTTATCCGTCTCCACTTTATTTATATGCTCTGATATCAACAACAACCGAAATATGCAATGATAAGCATCATACGCAGGATGGTATATCAGCATTTATCCCACCTAATATGGCAGTTTCCACCCAAAAAATACAACATCCCTATCAAATCCATTGAATCGAATTCAAGTATATTCTCACCTAATATTGAACCAGTGGATTGGACAACAACATTAATACTCCCGTCTACCGCTACTCTACCCCCATCCTCCTGAATAACGGGAGTCACGATAAGAGTAAATTTTGCATGCAAATCAGTCAATACGATTGTAAATATTCTTTGGGCAGTCTTTGAGGTTTGAAATCTCAGAATTTTCTTAAAAATCTTCTCTTTAGATTTCATTGCCTCCAATAGCAAATCTTTTCGACCGCTATCAGTAAGTTTAGCCTCAAGCCCTCTAACATCACCATCTACAACCGCACCCATATAATGCAGTAGCTTTTCCGAAAACTCACCCCCGGATGAATCTCCCTGACCATCCACCCTGAGCTTGTCGTAAAGAAAATTCAGCTCTGTATTTACTGAGCCAATTGATGAGAAATTAACAACAGTCGACCTACTATTGTCATACTTATCCCCACCAACTATATCACCCTCTGCCCGGTTATGGCTTTGACTGGTAAACAAGAAAATCACCTACGATTATTTTTATTCATATCACCAGCAGCCATATCGCCGCCTACTATGTTATTTTTCTGAGAAACGATCCGTGTATTTTTATTTCGAGAAGATCGGTAAGAAAACATTATTTTAAGCGTCCAACCCGAACCAAGACCTACCAAAAATGAAATCAAGTGAGTTACCCATTCCATACCTTCTCCTTACGTAGTTGCTAGCCAATGTATCAGAGTGTACAAAAAAGGTCCAGTAGTGGACTGCTGCACTTGCGAACCTATGGTCCACTTCCTCTGTCAAAGTAAATTGGCAGACAATTCCGTCTTATGAATACCACATCCGATCCGCCAAATCCTCAACGCGGAAGCTAGCATATCTCATCGCCATTCCACTCCCCGAGGCCCAGCCCATGATGCGGTGAATCTCGACGTCACGGAACATCCAACCTCCGCTCTTTGTTCGCATCTCGAACCACTGGCAAGTCGCCTCATGCCGAAGGTCATGCTCGGTCAATCCTGGACATTGAGCGTAGCTAAATAAGTTTGCAAATCTGTTCGATAGACGAGAAGACGTTCTCGTTAACTCTCTCTGACCTCCTTCCCCTGTCCACCAAGGAAAAATTGGCTGATCCTCTACGTGCCCGGGAAACATCTCCAAGTAGTGCTTGAGAATAGCGAATAGTTCTGGCCGAATCGGTACGTCACGATACTTCAGTCTGCCATGCCATTGTTTACTAACCTTAGCGCGTATAGTTCGAGTCGCCAAGTTCACTTGGCCAAAGGTCAGCGTGTATGCCTCACGTAAACGCAAACCGGTATAGAGGATCAACAGGAACAAGGTACGCAATGCCGGGGCATCTTCCTGCTTGATGCTGCGCTCCCGATCCGGACGGCGCTCTCCAGCCAGAACCCGCTCGATTCGTTCCAGCTCGCCAGGCAGCAGGCGCCGCTCACGCTGGACGTCTTCCTTGGCCACCTTTGGCTTGGACTGGTCGCCGGCCGCAGCGTTGAGTGCCTCAATGTCCGCGCGATCTTTCTGGGTGTAGGTGGCAGCCCCTTTGGGCAACAGCCGCAGCGGGTTGCCCACCATCGCATCGGGATGTTGTCGAAGCCACCAGTCCAAGCAGCGGGACAGTGAGCCTATGCGTTTGCGGATAGTGCCGGGGGCGAAATTGCGCTCCAGCTTGAGGCTGCGCACCCAGGCCTCGGCCCATTTGTAGGTGAGGTCGGCAATCAGAACCTTACCCAGCTCGGCTACCAGCAGATCAAGAACGGGGATATCGGTGGCAGCTGGCTGGCCGGTATTGATCCAGGCGATCAGCACGAAACGCAGCCGCTCCCTGGGCTTTGGCGCGGAGACGTTCTGCTGCACCAAGCCTGCAGGCACCACGCCAGCAGCGAGCAGCTGGTCGACCTGGTGGCCATACTGCTGGGCCTCGGCCTCGTCGTCGAAAGTCATGTAGACAGGCTTGGGCAGCAGCTTACTGCGGATGGTCAGCTCATAGCGCCCACGGGGCGTCTTGCGCACACTCGACACACTCACCTCCCATTGATGCTCGGGCGGAGTGTACTCACCTCATCGACAAACTCAGAAGATTAGGTGTGGTTCGACCGCAGTTTCGGCGCGGTTTGAGGTCGATTGAGCCCATATTGAGGTGGGCCGGAAATGAAAAAAGGCCCCGAGGGGCCTTATAAGTATTTGATTTTCTTTAAATTTTTTGGAGGCGCGAACCAGAGTCGAACTGGTCTAACCGGATTTGCAATCCGGGGCATAACCGCTTTGCTATCGCGCCAAGATCACTATCAAAACATGCAGCATTGCTGCAGTTTCTAAAACTGGAGCGGGAAAACGGGTTCGAACCGTCGACCTCAACCTTGGCAAGGTTGCGCTCTACCAACTGAGCTATTCCCGCAAAAAATTCAAGCAACCAACCGTCACCTGAATCGGCTGTGCACTAGGCACATCCAAAACTGGAGCGGGAAAACGGGTTCGAACCGTCGACCTCAACCTTGGCAAGGTTGCGCTCTACCAACTGAGCTATTCCCGCTTGAATCATCCATTCTGGCAGCCAACCGCCACCAGAACCGAACAAACCCGAAAGCATGTTCAAAATCTGGAGCGGGAAAACGGGTTCGAACCGTCGACCTCAACCTTGGCAAGGTTGCGCTCTACCAACTGAGCTATTCCCGCATTTCTACCGAAGCCTGACATTCTACAACGTCGTTTGCTGCGATGGGATGAATTGTAGCGTAGTTCTTGGAGGGTTCAGGAAAAACGCTACATTTTTTCATCTTCAGTGCTTGACGGCTGGCTCCACAGGCTTGGATTCCGCTGGCGGCGGCGCTGCGGCCTCCTCCTCGGACAAGGGCTCGGGCACACGCTCCAGCGCCACCTTGAGGACCTGGTCGATCCACTTGACGGGGATGATTTCCAGGCCGCTCTTGACGTTGTCGGGGATCTCCTGGAGGTCCTTGACGTTCTCTTCGGGGATCAGCACCGTCTTGATGCCGCCCCGCAGGGCCGCCAGCAGCTTTTCCTTGAGGCCGCCGATGGCGGTGACCTCACCGCGCAGCGTGATCTCGCCAGTCATGGCGACATCGGCACGCACCGGGATACCGGTCAGCGCAGAGACGAAGGCCGTCGTCATGGCCGCACCCGCGCTGGGGCCGTCCTTGGGCGTGGCGCCATCGGGCACGTGCACGTGGATGTCCTTCTTCTCGAAGGCCTCGTCCTTGATGCCGAGCATGCGCGAGCGGCTGCGCACCACGGTGCGGGCGGCTTCCACGGATTCCTTCATCACGTCGCCCAGCGAGCCGGTGCGCGAGATCACGCCCTTGCCGGGCATGATGGCGGCCTCGATGGTCAGCAGGTCGCCGCCGACCTCGGTCCATGCCAGGCCCACGACCTGGCCGACCTGGTTGTTGTGCTCGGCACGGCCGTAGCTGTACTTGCGCACACCCAGGTAGTCGGTGAGGTTGTCGGCATTGACGACGACAGTGGGCTCCAGTTTCTTGAGCTGCAGTCCCTTGACCACCTTGCGGCAGATCTTGGAGAGCTCGCGTTCCAGCGAGCGCACGCCGGCTTCACGCGTGTAGTAGCGCACGATATCGCGGATGGCGGACTGGTCGACCTGCATTTCGCCGTCCTTCACACCGTTGTTGGTGAGTTGCTTGGGCAGCAGATAGCGGATGGCGATGTTGACCTTTTCGTCCTCGGTGTAACCCGACAGGCGGATCACTTCCATGCGGTCCAGCAGCGCGGGCGGGATGTTCATGGAGTTGGAGGTCGCCACGAACATCACGTCGCTGAGGTCGAAGTCCACCTCGACGTAGTGATCGCCGAAGGTGTGGTTCTGCTCGGGGTCCAGCACTTCCAGCAGGGCGCTCGACGGGTCGCCACGGAAGTCCATTCCGAGCTTGTCGATTTCGTCCAGCAGGAACAGCGGGTTGCGCGTGCCGACCTTGTCCAGGCTTTGCAGCACCTTGCCCGGCATGGCGCCGATGTAGGTGCGACGGTGGCCGCGGATTTCCGCCTCGTCACGCATGCCGCCCAGCGCCATGCGCACGTACTTGCGGCCCGTGGCCTTGGCGATGGACTGGCCCAGCGAGGTCTTGCCCACGCCCGGAGGTCCGACCAGGCACAGGATGGGCGCCTTGACCTTGTCCACGCGCTGCTGCACAGCAAGATATTCAAGGATGCGGTCCTTGACCTTTTCGAGGCCGAAGTGGTCGGCATTGAGCACGTCCTCGGCATTGGCCAGGTCGTGCTTGATCTTGGTTTTCTTGCTCCAGGGCAGGCCCGTGAGCACGTCGATGTAGTTGCGCACCACGGTGGCTTCGGCCGACATGGGCGACATGAGCTTGAGCTTCTTGAGCTCGGCCTCCGCCTTCTTGCGCGCCTCGGCGGGCATGCGGGCCAGCTTGATCTTCTTTTCGATCTCTTCGATGTCGGCGCCGTCTTCGCCCTCGCCCAGTTCCTTCTGGATGGCCTTGACCTGCTCGTTCAGGTAGAAGTCGCGCTGGTTCTTCTCCATCTGGCGCTTGACGCGGCCGCGGATGCGCTTGTCGACGTTGAGGATGTCGACTTCGCGGTCCAGTTGCTCGAAGAGGTTTTCCAGGCGCTCCTTGATGTCCACCAGGTCGAGCACGGCCTGCTTGTTCTCAAGCTTGAGCGGCAGGTGCGCGGCAATGGTGTCGGCCAGGCGGCCGGCATCGTCGATGCTGGCGATGGAGGTGAGGATCTCGGGCGGGATCTTCTTGTTGAGCTTGACGTACTGGTCGAACTGCTGCGTCACGGCGCGGCGCAGGGCCTCGATCTCGCTGGGCTTGTGTGTTTCAGCCTCGGGCGCCACGGGCACGACGGAGCCCACGAAGTGGGTCTCTTCGTCCATGACCTGCTTGACCAGCGCGCGCTGCTGGCCTTCGACCAGCACCTTGACCGTGCCGTCGGGCAACTTGAGCATCTGCAGGATGGTGGACACGCAGCCGACATCGAACATGTCAGCGGCCGTGGGCTCGTCCTTGGAGGCGGTCTTCTGGGCCACCAGCATGATGCGGCGGTCGCCCTCCATGGCCAGCTCCAGCGCCTTGATGCTCTTGGCGCGCCCCACGAACAGCGGGATCACCATGTGGGGGAACACGACCACGTCACGCAGCGGCAGCAGCGCCAGGTCTAGGGGGGTGGAAGGCAAAGGGGTATGTCCTGACATGGGAATCCTCGGTTTGTCAGCGGAAGATGGTCCGCACACCGGTGTATTTCAACCCTGCGGCCCGAAAGGATTTCGGGCCGCAGGGACTTGCGCTGCCGGACCTTTGCAGGCGGCGGCGCATCAGGCCTTCTTGGCCGCTTCGCGGTAAACCAGCAGCGGCGCCTTTCCGTCTTCGATGGTGGACTCGTCCACCACTACCTTTTCGACATTGTCGGCATTGGGCAGCTCGTACATGGTGCCGATCAGCGATTGCTCCAGGATGGAGCGCAGGCCACGGGCACCCGTCTTGCGCGCCAGCGCCTTGCGGGCGATGGCCTTGAGCGCGGCAGGCCGGATCTCCAGCTCCACGCCTTCCATGGCCAGCAGCTTGCTGTACTGCTTGACCAGGGCGTTCTTGGGCTCGGTCAGGATCTGCACCAGGGCGTCTTCGCCCAGTTCGGCCAGGGCCGTGACCACGGGCATGCGGCCGACCAGCTCGGGGATGATGCCGAACTTGATCAGGTCTTCAGGCTCGATCTCCTGGAACACTTCCGAGATGGAGCGCTGCTTCTTGCTCTTGACCGTGGCGCCAAAGCCGATGCCGGACGCCTCGGTGCGGTTCTCGATGACCTTCTCCAGGCCCGCGAACGCGCCGCCGCAGATGAACAGGATGTTGGTCGTGTCGATCTGCAGAAAGTCCTGGTTCGGATGCTTGCGGCCGCCTTGCGGGGGAACGCTGGCCATGGTGCCTTCGATGAGCTTGAGCAGGGCCTGCTGCACGCCCTCGCCAGACACGTCGCGCGTGATGCTGGGGTTGTCGGACTTGCGCGAGATCTTGTCGATCTCGTCGATGTAGACGATGCCGCGCTGTGCACGCTCGACGTCGTACTCGCAGCTTTGCAGCAGCTTCTGGATGATGTTCTCGACGTCCTCGCCCACGTAGCCGGCCTCGGTCAGCGTGGTGGCATCAGCCATGACGAAGGGAACGTTGAGCATGCGCGCCAGCGTCTGCGCCAGCAGCGTCTTGCCGGAGCCCGTGGGACCGATGAGCAGGATGTTGCTCTTGGCCAGCTCAATCTCGTCCTTGCCGGCCTTGTCCTTGTGACGCAGGCGCTTGTAGTGGTTGTAGACGGCAACGGCCAGCGTGCGCTTGGGCAGGTCCTGGCCAATCACGTAGTTGTCGAGGTTGGCCTTGATTTCGGCGGGCGTGGGCAGGTCGCCTCGGCCGTCCTTGGCCTCGGTGCTGGGCTGCTCGTCGCGGATGATCTCGTTGCAGAGATCGATGCACTCGTCGCAGATAAAGACTGACGGACCCGCGATCAGCTTCTTGACCTCATGCTGGCTCTTGCCGCAGAAGGTGCAATAAAGGTTTTTTTCGCTGGAGGAGCCTTTTTTCTCGGCCATGGGGTCGGTGCCTTGTTACAGAAATATGGAAAAGGATGATAACCAAATGGAAAGCGGCGTTTTCCGTAGGGGGAAAACGCCGCCCATTCTCATGCAGCCTCCGGACTTCAGGAGCGCTTGTTGATCACCTGATCGACCAGGCCGTAGTCCTTGGCTTCCTCGGCGGACAGGAAGTAGTCGCGTTCGGTGTCGTGCTGGATCTTTTCCAGCGGCCGGCCCGTACGCTCGGCCAGGATCTTGTTCAGGCGCTCGCGGGTCTTGAGGATTTCGCGTGCGTGGATTTCGATCTCGGTGGCCTGGCCCTGCATGCCGCCCAGCGGCTGGTGGATCATGACCTGGGAGTTGGGCAGCGCAAAGCGCTTGCCCTTGGTGCCAGCGGCCAGCAGGAAGGCGCCCATGCTGGCAGCGATGCCGGTGCACAGCGTGGACACATCGGGCTTGATGAAGTTCATCGTGTCGAAGATGGCCAGGCCGGCGCTCACGGAGCCGCCGGGGCTGTTGATGTAGAACGAAATGTCCTTGTCGGGGTTTTCGCTTTCAAGGAACAGCAGCTGGGCCACGACGAGGTTGGCCGTCTGGTCATTGACAGGGCCCACCAGGAAGATCACCCGGTCCTTGAGCAGGCGCGAGTAGATGTCGTACGACCGCTCTCCGCGGCCGGACTGTTCGATGACCATTGGGATCATGCCCAAACCCTGAGTTTCCAATGCGCTCATGTTTTCTCCAGTACTAGGGGGCTACTTTAGCCGTATCCGGAAAGAAAATGGGGCTTGTGCGCCAAAGCACAAGCCCCGCAGATGCCAACCCGCCCGCCGATCTCACGAAGCGGCAGGCAGGCGGTGCTCAAACCCTCAGGCCTGGCCCATCAGTTCGTCGAAGGACACGGCCTTGTCGGAGACCTTGGCCTTGCCCAGCACGAACTCGGTCACGTTGTTTTCGATGACAACGGCTTCGACTTCAGCCAGGCGTTGGCGGTCGCCGAAGTACCAGCGTGCCACGTCTTCGGGCTTTTCGTAGCTGGCGGCCAGCTCTTCCACGTGGGCCTTGATCTGGTCGGGCGTGGCGTGCAGCTCGTTGGCGCGCACCAGCTCGGCCACCACCAGGCCCAGGCGCACGCGGCGCTCGGCTTGGGGCAGGAACACGTCTTCAGGGATCTCGGCCTTCTCGGCGTCCTTGATGCCGCGCTGCTGCAGCTCGGCGCGGGCGCCTTCCAGCAGACGTGCGACTTCAGCCTGCACCGAAGCCTTGGGCAGTTCCAGCTCGGCCTTGGACACCAGGGCGTCCATCACGGCCTGCTTGTTGCGGCCTTGGACACGGAACTTGACTTCACGCTCCAGGTTCTTCTTGATGTCGGCGCGCAGGCCTTCGACCGTGCCTTCAGCCACGCCCAGTGCCTTGGCAAAGGCCTCGTCCACTTCGGGCAGATTGGCGGCTTCGATCTTCTTGACCGTCACCAGGAAGTCAGCGGTCTTGCCGGCCACGTCCTTGCCGTGGTAATCGGCGGGGAATGCCAGCGGGAAGGTCTTGGACTCGCCAGCCTTCATGCCGCGCACTGCGTCTTCGAATTCCTTGAGCATCTGGCCTTCGCCAACCAGGAACTGGAAGTCTTCAGCCTTGCCGCCGGAGAAGGTCTCGCCGTCGATCTTGCCTTCGAAGTCCACGGTCACGCGGTCGCCGTCCACGGCCACATCGGCCTGGGCGCGCTGTGCGAAGGTGCGGCGCTGCTTGCGCAGGATGTCCACGGTCTTGTCGATGGCGGCGTCGTCCACTTCGGCGGTCAGCTTCTCGACTTCGGCCGAGGTCAGGTCACCGATCTTGACTTCAGGCATCACTTCGAAGATGGCTTCGAACTGGGCCTCGCCCTCGGGAGCGCCTTCCTTTTCGGAGATGCGGGGCTGGCCAGCCACGCGCAGCTTGGCTTCGTTGACGGCCTGTGCAAAAGCCTCGCCAACCTTGTCGTTGAGCACTTCGTACTGCACCGAGTAGCCATAACGCTGGGCCACCACGCTCATCGGCACCTTGCCGGGACGGAAGCCGTCCATCTTCACGGTGCGCGCCACCTGCTTCAGGCGGTTCTCGACTTCGCTCTGGATGGAGTTCAGGGGCAGGCTCAGCGTGATCTTGCGCTCGAGCTTTTCAAGGGTTTCAACAGTAACGGCCATGTTTGTTCCTATGAGGGATTGGACCGTGCCGGCTGCTGTACAGCCCGCACCGTATTGCGCAAAAGTCACGGTGCGACGCGAGCCAAGCCAGTCGGCCGCGCGGCACCTCAGATTTCAAGGGCTTACATCACATGCACCTGGCCGCTGGGGACCGCACATGGTTCGCTCAACCCGTGATGTAAGCGAAGCCGGACATTATAAACGAGGCGGTTTTGCCTTCCAGACGCGCGCTCTTGCAGGGGAATCCCGCAATCCGCCTGGCCAATGCGCCTCCTCTACAGGAAGCGGGCTTGAGCAGTGTTCGCCGCAGTTGAGCGGCGTTGGTGCGTGGTGCGCGGGGGGCGGGTCGTCAACCATTCAAAAACAATCACTTGCCTTCACTGCGCGGGATCCGTGCGGGCCAGCAAAAGGCTTTCGAGGCCGCCCGGCACACGCCAACCCAACATGCGCGCAGCCCGACCAAAGGCCCTGCCAGTCATCGCCAATCAGCATATGAAAAAGGGTCACATCAAATTGAAACATCTGGTCATTCGACCTATACTGTATGTGCATACAGTAGAAAGAAGACGCGATGCAGCACCAGATTGAGACGGTCAGGGACGATGTGGAAAGCGCCAGCGAGCAAGTGGCCGCCATCTGCGAGCTGCTGGCTGCAGCCCGGGGCACGGTCGTGCACGCCTCGGCCATTACCGCATTGCTGCTGCCCGTGTCACGCAAGCTCAGCGCGGCGGCGGGTGACCTGTCCGACCATCTGCATCGCAGCCAGGTAGTTGGCAGCAAGCGCTGCTAGACCCTCTCACCCCCACCATGACAAGACCCCGCCCTGCGGGGTCTTGTCATTTCTGCATTCGGCATGGCCGCTGGCGTGCCCGCAGCGCGCACAGGCTGCAGCGATTGCCGGGCCTGCTCCCGTCGGCAAACATGGCATTCATACCCGGCCCGCGCGCCGGACCCGGCATACCGCCTGCCCGGTGCCACCGCGATCCGGTGGCCTGAGGCGTTCCCGGCATCCGCAGCCACACGCATGGCGGGTGCACCAGGAACAGGTCCGCGCGGGCCGGCCCACGAGGAGCTTCAGTGAGTCTTGCCATTCCCTTTCCCGCGCCGGATCAGGCGATACCACCACCGGCCCGTGCCGCCGCGCCCGCCAACCCTGCACACAGGGAGCGCGCCTGATGCTGGCCATTGCCCGTGAATACGAAACGCTGGACGAGCTGTGCATGCGCCAGCTGGGCGCCACGCGCGGCGTGGTGGAAGCCACGCTGGAGCGCAACCCGGGCCTGCCGGCCCACGGTCCCCATCTGCCCGCCGGCCTGGCCGTCGAGCTGACCGAACCCGCCCAGGCGCCCAGCCTGCCCCTGATCAGTTTCTGGGATTGACATGGACCGAGAAACCATCGTCAAGACCGCCGCCCTGGAAGGCGCCAAGGCCGCGCCTCCCGTCACCGTCGTGGCCGCGAACGTGGCCAATGGCTGGACCATGACCCATACCGCCACCGCGCTGACCATCGTCTACGTGCTGCTGCAGGCCGTGTATCTGCTGTGGCGCTGGCGCAATGAACGCGAGGACCGGCGCGCGCGCCAGGCCGAGGACGCCGCGCGCAGGAAGGCGTCTTCGACCTCCACAGACACCGGAGCGGCCCCATGAGCACAGCGCGCATGCCAGCGGCAGGACTGGGCATTGGCGCGGCCATCGTTGCTGCCTGGATTGCCGCAGAAGGCTTCAGCGCGGCGCCCATCATTCCCGTGCAGGGCGATGTGCCCACCATCGGCCACGGCGCCACGCGCTACGAGGACGGCACACGCGTGACCCTGGCCGACCCGCCCATCACCCGCGAACGGGCGCGCGAACTGGCCATCAACCTGCTGGAGCAGCAGTACGGCGCCTGCGTGCGCGATTCGCTGGGTGACACGCGAGTGCATCCGGCCGAGTTCGCCCAGGCGGTGGACTTCGCAGGCCAGTACGGCTGCGGGGCCTGGCGCGGCTCCTCGATGCTGTCCAGGACACGGGCTGGCGACTACGCCGGCGCCTGCCAGTCCTACCTGTCCTGGCGATTCATGACCAGCACTCAGCCTTTGCAGGGCTTCAGCGCCTATCGATGGGATGGCGCAGGCCAGCCCACGCGCTGGCGCTTTGACTGCTCGGCTCCCGGCAACAAGGTGTGCCGCGGCGTGTGGACACGCCAGCAGGCGCGCCACGCAGCCTGCATGGAGGCCCAGCCTTGATGGACCGCCTGCAAACCCATGCCTGGCAGCTGCTGGCCCTGCTGCTGGCGGCACTGCTGGTCTGGCAGTCGCTGGCGCGGCTGGGTGCCGAGCGCGATGCGGCGCAGGCGCGCACGGATCTGGCGACCGACCGCCAGGCCGCTGCCACCGCCGCCCTGCACGCATCCGAACGCTATCGACAACGGGAAAGAGCCTACCGTGAACGCCTCGACTTTCTTGCACGCGACACGGACCTGGCCCTGGCGCGCGCTGCGGCGGATGCCGATGCTGCCCGCGCTGCTGCTGGCCGGCTGCGCGGCGACCTCGCCGACTACATCACCGCCCACCGTGTCGCCGCCCAGGCTCGCGCCGCTGCCGGACAGTGCGCGCCAGACACCGGCGCCCTCGATCTGCTCGCCGAGCTGCAGCGCCGCGCTGACGAGCGAGCGGGAGCGCTGGCGCGCATTGCTGACGACGCCCGCCACCGAGGCAGCGCCTGCGAGCGCGCCTACGACGCCGGGCTCGCGCTGACGAGTGAAGCGCGCATTCCCCATGTTCCCCGGAATCCATCGGGCCCTGCAGGCGACAGGCATTTGCCGGGCCTTTCAACCAAACCATCTACCCCCTGAAGGAAAACTCTCATGACCATCGAAACCCGAATCGTTGCACTTGCGCAAGCCATCGGCGCCGACGTAAAGGCTTTGCGCTGCGCGCAGGGCAATCTGTGCCTGCTGCCCACAGCGGCAAAGAACAATCTTGTAGCAGCCATTGCCGAACTGCATGGCATGGTTACAACGGGCGGCGTTGTCATTGACGACAGCGTCGGTAACGGCGACACCACAGTCACCTGGTCTGCAGACAAGATCTTCGACAGCATCGAGACAGCCATGCAGGCCTTGAAGAGCGAACTGGTCGATGGTGCCGGAGCCGCCTTGACCACCCTCAAGGAGCTATCCGATGCACTGGGCACCGACCCCAATCTGGCTGCGACGCTGCTGGCCAGCCTTGCGAATCGCGTGCGTTTCGACGAAGCACAGGCGCTGACCAATGCGCAAAAGCTGACCGCCCGGAACAACATCGGTGCGGCAGCCGCAACCGATCTGGTCGCGCTGGCCGCAGCAATGGGCAATACGGACCACAACTACGCTGCCGCATACGGCGCGGCCAAATGCGGATGCCAATGTGGCAGCAACGGCAACGGCAACGGCAACGGCAACGGCAACGGCACGACGCTGCCACGCCAAAACCTGCTCTACAACGCAAGCTTCCAACTGAATCAGCGTGTCGCGGCAGCTGGCAGCTTCGCAGCTGGCGCATACACACTGGATCGCTGGAAGGCCGGTGCCAGCGGCTGCACACTGGCTTTCGCCTCGGACGCAGCACCCAAATCCGTGGAGATCACCGCAGGCAGCCTGCTGCAGATTCTCCCGACAGAGGACCTGGTATCCGGCAAGGTCTATACGCTGTCCTGGACAGGCTCGGCACAAGCGCGTATCGGCGAGGGGCTCTACAGCGCTTCGCCCATCACCTTCACCCATGTCGGCGACAACCTGCAGCTTGAATTCACGGGCGGAGTGGTGGCCGAGCCCATGCTCAACCAAGGCTCGCTGGCAGGCCTGTACGAGCCAGAACCGCTGCCCCTGAATTTGCACCGCTGCGCACGCTTCTTCTTCGTCTACAGCGGATCGCGCGGCATCAACCCGTGGGCCGGACTGTTCTTCCTGCGAGCCAACAGCGCCACGGCAGCGTCCTGGCTTGCACCAGCGCCAACGCTCATGCGGGCCAATCCGACCGTGACCGCCACGGGCTCTCTCGCGTTCTCGTTCTCCGGGGTTGCGACGCTGTTCACGCCGGCAAACATCACCTTTACGGCATACAGCCGTGGGCCCAGCTATATCGAGGGTGATGTGTCCGGCTCAGGATTTCCCGCCAACACCATGGGCTTCATGCGCGGCAACGGCAACGTCAACACTGCCACGCCACGCATCCTTTTCGCGGCCGAGCTGTGAGCCTCTATCAACTGCTACCCAATGGGGCATATCGGCGGATATCAGACCAGGCCGCCATTCCTTTGGATCCGGCAAACCGGGACTACCAGGAAGTGCAGGCCTGGCTTGCAGCAGGCGGCCTTCCACTACCGCTGGAAAAGCCTACAGCCCAGGCCATGGCTGCTGCTTTGCGACAAGCCCTGGCCACCGAGTACGCACAGCGCGTGCAGCTCATCGCTGCACCGTACGACGCGTTTGAGCGTGAGAGCTGGTATGTGCAGATCCTGGAGGCCATGGAGCTCCAGGCAACGCCAGATGCTTCCGCGCCCTGGATCACTGCTGCAGCCGCCGCACGCGGAGTGGAACGCCTGGAACTGGCACAACGCATTCGCGCCAAGGACCAGGCCTACCGCCAGGCACACGGCCTGCTGACAGGGAACCGCCAACGCATCGAAACCGCCATCGATACGGCGGGGACGGATCTGACCAGGCTATCCGGGATCGATGTGACCGCGGGCTGGCCAGCCGCTTCAGGCCCCGCCCCCCACTGACGGTACCAGCCACGGCGGCAAAGCGAATGGCCTCCCCGGCCAGCAGCCGCGCCGCCGTGGTCGAGCGCCCGGCTCGCCCACGGGCATCGCGACAAAACGCTCCGATGCCGCCTACCCCAACCTTGATGGAGAGCTCTTGCCATGCTCAAGCCCGCTAGCCTGCGCGACGCGCTCGTCGCTGCCCTGCCCCAGCTGCAACAGTCGCCAGGGAACATCCGTTTCACCATCCAGAGGGGCCGCGTGATCAACACGGGCACGCCGTCCCTTTCCTGGGAATACCGCTACACGCTGAACCTGGTGATTGCGGACTTCACCGGCAGCATCGATGCCGTGACCGTGCCGCTGCTGGTCTGGGCGCGGCGCCACCAGCCCGACCTGTTCGACCATGCCGAAAGGCGCGAGCAGGCGATCCGCTTCGACATTGCGCCTCCTTCCACGGACCCTGCAGCCGCCTCGCAGCCGCAGCAGCTCGCGATCGAGATCGACCTGGTGGAGGCCGTGCTGGCGCGCCCGCGCGAGGGCAGCCCCGGCGCCTTCGACCTGATCTACAAGCCCGAGCCGCCGGGCCAGCTCGACATTGCACAGCGCCAGTTGTGGGAGCTGTTCCTGTTCGACGAGAAGGTGGCCGAGTGGAACTACGACCCGCGCTGAGGCGTGGCCCTGCTCCATGCCGGGCTGCATGTCGGGCTGCATGTGGCGGCGTGTGCCACGCCCGGCACACGGCGACACGCAAGGGCCCGGCCGGCACCATGAACGCCATGGATTCGCCCGTCGCACAAACCGAGAGCCCGTACGAGATCATCCGCCGCCTGGAGGGGCTGATCCGCACGGGCACCATCGCCGCAGTCCGCCATGCGCGCCCTGCGCGCTGCCGCGTCAAGACCGGCAACCTGACCACCAACTGGATTCCCTGGCTGGCCCTGCGCGCCGCAGGCGAGAACGCCAGCGTCTGGTGGCCACCGGCCGTGGGCGAGCAGTGCGTGCTGCTGTCGCCCGGCGGCGACCTGCTGGGCGCCGTGGCGCTGACCGGCATCTACAGCAGCGCCGCAGCCCAGCCCAGCGACCGCGAAGGGGTATGCCACACGCAGTGGAGCCCCACTGATTTCATGGAGCACGACAGCACCACGGGCCGTCTCAACATCAACGTGGCCCATGGCATCACGCTGCGGGTGGGCAACTCGGTGATCAGCATCGACGAGCAAGGCATCAGCCTGCAGGCCGGCGGCGGTTCGGCCACCGTCAATGCGCAAGGCCTGGCCGGCGCGCCCGATGTGACCACCGGCCCCATCAGCCTGCTGCGCCACCGCCACGGTGGCGTCAGGGCGGGCGACGCCATCACGCAGGGACCGCTATGAACCGCCATACAGGCCTCCGCATCGAGGGCATGGAGCATCTGCGCCAGAGCGTGGCCGACATCCTGTCCACGCCCATCGGCTCGCGCGTGATGCGCCGCGACTATGGGTCGCTGGTCCCGGCGCTGCTGGACCAGCCCGACAACAACGCCACCCAGGCACGCCTGCGCGCCGCCGTGGCCAGCGCGCTGATGCGCTGGGAGCCCCGCATCCGCCTGACACGCATCGTGATCGAGCGCGATCCGGCCATACCCGGGCGCGCCGACCTGACGCTGATCGGCACCTTCAACAACACGCGCCGCCCGGCACCGCTGAGCCTGCAGATGCCCATTGCCCGCACCCTTTCATGAAGCAAGACATGACCCCTGCACTGGACGCCCTGCCGCCGCCCGGCGTCGTCGAGACGCTGGATTTCGAGCGCATCCTCGACGCCCACCGCGCCGATCTGCTGGCGCGCCACCCGGAGGCCGCCGAGGTCCTGGCGCTGGAGAGCGAGCCGCTCAACAAGCTGCTGGAGGCGCACGCCTATCGCGAGCTGCTGTACCGGGCGCGCGTCAACGATGCCGCGCGTGCGCACCTGATTGCGTTCGCCCAGGGCTCGGACCTGGATCACAAGGGCGCCTTCTATGACGTGGCCCGACTGCCCGGCGAAAGCGACGAACGCTACCGCCAGCGCATCCTGCTGCGCGTGCGCGCGCTGGCCGGCAGCGGCACGGCCGAGCACTACGAGCACCTGGCCATGACGGCCAGCCCCAATGTGCACAGCGCCATCGCCACCCAGCCCCAGCCCGGCCGCGTGAGCGTGCAGCTGTGGCTGGTCGAGCCCGCCCTGGCCGAAGAGACGCTGGCCATCGTGCTGTCGGCCCTCAATGCGCCAGGCGCGCGGCCGCTGGGCGTACCCGTGTCGGTATCGCTGGCGCGCCCGCACCCCATCGACATCACGGCGCACCTGCTGCGCGAGCCCGGTGCGCCCGTGGACATCGTGGCGCGCCTGCAGGCCGGCCTGGCCGCCCAGATCGCGGCCTACGCGCTGCTGGGCCGCGATGTGCCGCGCTCGTGGATCACCACGCGCCTGCATGTGGACGGCATTGCCCGCGTCACCTACCCCGACGCCCAGGCCCCGGCCGAGCTCACGCCGCTGGCCGCCGACGAATACCCGGTGCTGGGCCGCGTCCAGCTGGTGGACGAGGGCCTGCAGGCATGAGCACCGCCGCCATCGCCCCGACGGCGCCCCGCCGCCATGTGCTGCCGCCCAACGCCACGGCGCTGGAGAAGGCCGTGGACCAGGTCGTCCCGAATTGGGATGGCCTGGCCGGCGCCTTTCCCGCGCCAGCCCATGGCGAGCCTGCGGCCTTTCTGCCCTGGCTGGCGGCCGAATGGGGCATTGCCCAGTTCGACCGCTACTTCGACGATGTGCCCGCCCTCATCGCCAACGGCCTGCCCTGGCTGCGCGAGCGCGGCACGGCCGCGTCCATGCAGCGTGCGCTGGGCTGGCTGGGCTATGACGGCGCGCAGCTCGACGAGGATGGTGCCTGGCTGCACCTGGACCTGGGACGCATCATCGGCGACGCAGAGCTGGCCAGCGTGGCCCATGTGGTGCGCGCCAGCCTGCCGGCGCACGTGCGCTTTTACCGCGTCTTCCACGGCCACGACCTGCGCCCGCTGCGGCTGGACCACGGCCCGGGCCTGGACGCCGGCATGCTGGACAACGACAGCGGCACCTGGATCGATGTGTCGCCGTATGGCGAACCCGTCAAGCTCAGCCAGGGCCTGCCCCGCCGCACCGGCACCGAGGCACCGCCTTCGGACGGCGTGCTCACGGCCCAGCTGTTCCGCGTCACCACCATCGCCACCTATGCCGACCGCATGCTGCTCGATGCCTGGACGCTGGACAGCGAGATCCTGATCGACGCCAGCCTGGGCATCACCGAAGTCAACGCCACCACCACGGGCGAGCCCGCCTACTACGCGCCGCTGCGGCCCATTCCCGCGCAGGCCATGGCCACCCACAGCGCCTGGACGGCGCCCGCTCCGCTGGCCCTGGCCAGCCTGCACCCCTGGGCCAGCACCGAGCGCCCGCACGACAACACCCGTACCTGGACCGGACGCTGGGACAGCACGCCCTGGCGCCGATCCTTCGAAACCCGCACCACCACCACCGAAGAACCCGAGGAACCCTGAACATGGCAGTTCTGCAGCAAGCGGGCCGCATCGCCCTCGCCAAGGCCGTCGCCGCCCAGACCATCCACATCGCCTGGGGCCGCGGCCTGCCCGCCTGGGACGCCGCGCCCGAGCCCGAACCCATCACCGCCAACGCCCTGGTCGACGAAATCGGCCGCCGCCTGGTCACCGAGGTGCGCTTTGCGCGGCCCGACGACAACGGCGAGATCGAGCTGCCCAGCGGCGCGCGCTACAGCGTCAGCGACACACCCACCACCTTCGTCTACCTGCGCGCGGCCTTCGGCTTCGACGATGCCAAGGGCGAGGACGTGCGCGAGATGGGCGTGTTCTTCGGCACCCAGGTCGCCACCGACGTGCCGCCCGGCCAGCGCTGGGTGCTGGCCAGCCAGCTGACCGGCAAGGGCGAGCTGTACACGCTGGAGCGCCGCCCCCGGATCCTGCGCAGCGGCAGCGTGCGCCAGGTCGAAGAAATCATCCTCCCCTTCTGAACGGCACCCCATGAGCCAGACCAAGATCTACGACCGCTTCGACGCCGGCAAGCGCTACGACAGGCTGCAGTTCGCGGCCGACCGCGTGCTGCAATCGGCCGAACTCAACGAGCTGCAGAGCATGCAGCAGCACCGCCTGCGCGGCATCACCGATGTGCTGTTCAAGGAGGGCGACATCGTCCGCGGCTGCCAGTGCATCACCTCCGCCGACACGGGTGCCACCACCATCGAGGCCGGCGCGCTCTACGTGGCCGGCGCCGTGCGCGGCATCACGCCGGGCACGCTCACCGTGGCCACCGTGGGCACGGTCTACGTGGGCGCCTACCTGCAGACCGATACCGTCACCGAGCTGCAGGACCCCGAACTGCTGAACCCCGCCGCCGGCACGCGCGGCTATGGCGAGCCCGGTGCGCTGCGCGAGCGCGTCACCCTGGTCTGGGGTGCGCAGGGCGACGGCACGGCCGGCACGTTCTATCCCGTGTGGACCATCATCGACGGCTCCGTCATGCCCAAGGAGCCGCCGCCCAACATCGACGCCGTCACCCAGGCCCTGGCCCGCTATGACCGCGACAGCGCGGGCGGCACCTACGTGGTGCGCGGCCTGGACGTGATCATGGGCGAGGACCTGGCCACCGGCCAGCAGGTCTACACCGTGCGCGAGGGCGCCGCCCGCGTCAACGGCCATCCGCTGGAACTGGGTGCCAGCCGCCGCCTGGTCTACGAGGCCAAGCCCGACCTGTTCTTCGTGGACAGCGAGCCCCACACCTCGGCCGGCACGGCCGCCCAGCGCATCCGCTTCGACCGCCAGCCCGCTGTCGGCACGCCCCAGGTGCGCGTGCAGGCGCGCAAGACCGTCACGCTCACGCATGGCGGCTTCACGGGCGCGGCCGACCCGCTGCCCGACAACGCCGTGCTGGCCGTGGACAGCGTGGTCCAGGCCGGCACCACCTACGTGCAGGGCACGGACTGGAAGCTGGTCGGCGGCCAGATCGACTGGAGCCCCTCGGGCGCCGAGCCCGTGCCCGGCAGCACCTACCAGGTCACCTACCAATACATGCTCAACGCCACGCCCACAGCTGTGGACTCCACGGGCTTCACCGTGGAAGGCGCGCTCAAGGACACCCTGGTGCTGGTCAGCTACCACTACGCGCTGCGCCGCTACGACCGCCTGGTGCTCAACAGCGAAGGCCAACTGCAATGGGTGCCCGGCGTGCCCGCCGCCTGGTCGCCCAAGGTGCCGGCAGCACCCAGCGGCACCCTGGCCCTGGCCTCGGTCTACCAAAGCTGGGACAGCAACCGCCGCGTGGACCAGGACGCCGTGCGCGTCGTGCCCATGCAGACCCTCAAGGCCTACCAGGACCACATCCAGACCATCTACGCCGACCTGGCCGAGCTGCGGCTGTCGGTGGACGTGTCGGGGCGGCACAGCGGGGTCAAGAAGGGGTTGTTTGCGGATCCGATGCTGGACAACGGCCTGCGCGATGCGGGGCGCAGCCAGAGCGCCCATATCCTGGGCGGACAGCTGCAGCTGCCCATGAACGCCAAGCTGCACCAGATCGGCACCGACATCACCGCTCCCCAGACCACGCCCTACCAGCCTGTGGTCGTGCTCGACCAGTTGGGCCGGACCGGCTCCATGCTGGTCAATCCCTATGGCGCCTTCGATGTGCTGCCCAGCGCAGCCACCCTGACGCCGGCCGTGGACTACTGGACCGATGTGCAGACCCAATGGGCCAACCCCATCATCCTGCGCCTGACGCCCAGCCAGGCGCGTCCTTCGGAAACCGAAAAGCTGCTGTCCGAATCCACCAGGGCACTGGAGAAGCTGCGCCAGATCGATGTGCAGTTCTGGCTGGATTTCCCGGTGGGCGAAACCCTCACCGAGCTGATCTTCGACGGCATTCCCGTCACGCCCCAGCCCCTGACGGGCGGCACGCTCGTGGCCACGGCGCAGGGACTCAAAGGCACGTTCAAGATCCCGGCGGGCGTGCCCTCGGGCACCAAGAGCGTGCACTTCACGGGACGCGCCGGCAGCCATGCCGAAGCCGTCTTCACAGGCCAGGGCCAGTTGCTCGAGCGCAGCGTGGCCAAGATCACAGTCCAGCTCTACGACCCGCTGGCGCAGACCTTCACCCTGGGCACCACGCGCGAGATCTGCGGCACGCGCCTGTGGTTCGCTGCGGCGGGCGACAAGGATGTGCAGGTGCAACTGCGTGAAGTCACCAGCGGCGTGCCTTCGCGCAGCATCCTGGCCGAATGCGTGCTCAAGCCGGCCCAGATCAGCGCCGACATCGCCGCGGCCAAACCCACGCAGGCGCAATGGGCGCCGGTGCTGCTGGAGTCGGGCGTGGAATACGCCATCGTCGTGCTGACCAACGACAACACCACGGCCCTGGCTGTGGCCGAGCTGGGCGGCTGGGACGCCGCACGTGCCCAGTGGGTCACCAGCCAGCCCTACAGCGTGGGCGTGCTGCTGTCCAGCAGCAACGCCAGCACCTGGACACCGCACCAGACACGCGACATGGCATTCGAGCTGCTGGCGACCGAACACACGGCCAACACGCGCACCATCGAGCTGGGCAGCATCGCCGTGCAGGACGCCACCGACCTCATGGTCCAGGCCGGCGCCATGCTGCCCGCGGCCGACGCGCAACTGGTCTTCGCCATGCAGTTGGAGGACGGCACCACGCTCGAGGCCGCCGCAGGCCAGCCCGTGCAATTGGCCAGCCGCTACAGCGGCAACGTGGCCGTGCGCGCCAAGCTCTCTGGCAACACCAACCACGCAGCCCACCTGCTGCCGGGCATGCAGCTGGTGGCCGGCAGCCTGCAGGCCACGGGCGACTACATCAGCCCCGCCATCAACGCCGGCAGCTACGTCACGCTCAACGTGGTGGCCGAGGCCGTGCTGCCGGCCGGCAGCGCCCTGGCCGTGCAGATGCAGGCCGAAGGCAGCAGCGCCTGGACCAACGTGCCCTACCTGAGCACCAGCCCCCAGACCGCAGGCGTGCTGGAGTTGAGCTACCGCCTCACCGGCATCAGTGCCGAGCGCCTGCGTGTCCGCCTGGTCCTCACGGGCAGCCACGGCGCCCGTCCCCAGGTCACCAACTTGCGAGCCATCGTGATATGACATTGCACGACGACAAGACAGCGCAGGGCTGGCCCCTGCCCCACCCTGACAACCGCCTGGAAGACGACGTGCTGCGCCTGCGCCAGGCCGTGCAGGACGTGGACCAGGCGCTGACCGCAGCGCGCCAGCTCATCGACACCAAGGCCAGTTCCCAGGGCGTGCAGGACGCCATGGACGTCGTGGCCCAGCGCATTGAGCAACTGGAGACCGCCGTCCAGTCGCTGAGCACCGGCAAGGTGGCCAGCGTCAACGGCGTGGCCGGCGTCAACGTCAAGCTCAACCCAGAGCACCTTGCGCTGGGCCCGGCCAACGGCGCCACCAGCGAAAGCTTCGGCTACGACGCCCAGGGCCGCATCAGCAGCATCACGCGCAGCGTCAACGGCTTCAGCGCCACCACCGCCGTCAGCTACGACGGCGCCGGCCGCGTCTCCCAGCAGCAGACCAGCTACCGCGGGCGCGTGCGCACGGAAACCTATGCCTACGACACCGCCACGGGGCGAGTGTCGGGGGTCAATGCTACGGAGGTACAGGGATGAGTTTCGATCCCATCACGAATGCAGGCGTCAAGGCGCTGCAGGGTCAGGTCAACACGGTGCAGTCGCAGACGACTGCGCTGACGACGAAGCTGGCGCAGATCGAGAGTACGTTGGCCGGTTTGGGGACGGCCGCTGCGCGCAAGCCGCTCAGGGTAACCATCTACACCTGGGGCGCCGGCACGCATACGTTTCTGCCCGAGAGCAGCTACCAATATGTCTGGTTGATAGGTGCCGGGGGTGCCGGAGCTGTTGGCTACTCGTACTCCAACACAAGAATGCGCATCGGAACGGGTGGAGGTGCTGGCGACGAACTCTATCGGCGAATCACTCTCACAGGAAGTGCGACCTACGAAGTTGGCGCAGGCAGCTCGGGCCGCGGAGGCAATACAAGACTCGGGCTGCTCTCAGTGGACGGGGGGCCTCCAGGCCAGACCGGTGATTTCGACGTTCCGGCCTATCCGACAACGCAATCGACGCGGCGAGGCCATGGCATAACACCCGGCAATGTGGGAGCACAGGCTGGGGGCTCTTCCAGCATGGGAGTTGGGGGCGTCTGCGGCAACAACACCGTCGATGCTACGTATCCCACGGGATACGGCGCAGGAGGAGGCGGAAGCTACCCTACCCGCGCGGCGACCCCTGGTGCTGGTGGCTACATTCGCATCGAGGAGTATTGACCATGGAACGCTATGCAAAAGTCATCGAAGCGGTGGTAGACAACATCGTGCTTTCCGAGACTGATCTACCGGATTGGATCCCGTGTGGCGACGCCTCTCCAGGCTGGCTGCATGACGCCAACACGGGCCTGTTCACCCCCCCGCCCACGACGGTGTCCACTTCTGCCACACGCCACATCACCCCCCTGGCACTGCGCCGCCGATTCACCCTGACCGAACGCTCGGCCATCGAATGGGCTGCCGTGGACCGTGCCGACACCAGCGAGAAACAGCGCAAGGATGCCGCCATGCTGCGCGCCTGCCTGAAGGACCAGGAGCAGGCCGGCTTCATCGACCTGGACGATGCGGACGTAGCCGCCGGCGTGCGGCTTATCGAGGACCTGCAACTGATCGCACCAGGCCGCGCAAGCGAGATCCTCGGGGCACCCGTCCAGCCCGGCGAACGCCCCTGACATCTCCACCTGCAAAAGCCCCGGCACCTATTGGGCGGCCGGGGCTTTTCCGTTTCTGATCTGCACCCCGAACCGGTGCAAAAGCAAGCCTCTGTGCAGCCCTCCCGCACAGCCAAGGTCGCTGGCGCCCATGCCCCTGCCGCGAGAACATCAATGCAACCCGGGCGCAACGCCAGCGGCCTTGCAGGCTGCAGGCGCCAACCCGGCCAGGACAACCAGGCCGCCTTGGCTGCATGAACTTCAGCATGAAACAAACCATCACTGTCGATCCCGCCAACGCCGCAGCTTGCGCAAAGGTGCCTGCATGAGCCTGGATGCCGTCATCAGTGCCGATCTGGTGAAAACGCGGGCGGAGATTGCTGCGCTGGGCAGTGCTGTGGCGGCTGCGCGCAATGAGATTGCAGGGCTGAACACACAGGTAAGCGGCAACAGTGCGATCAAAAGCGTACAGCGATTGAGAGTTCAGCCAATTGCGGACAACACAAGCCGCATCTACCACAGCGATGTAACGATTAGTGCGATCAATCCCCTGAAGTCAATCGTGCTGATCCGCCGCATCTACTCCGGTTCTCGGTTCGACACCATTTTCCTGGATTGCGAAATACTCACCCCGACGCAGCTGCGCTGTAGCTCCTATGCTTACTACGAAGGAAGCTACAACGCAATTTCCGGGCCTCTCATGGACATCCAGGTGGTGGAGTTCAAGTAATGCCCCACCACTACGCCCAGCTCACCCCCGCCGGCGTGGCCTTCGCCATCACCGAAACGCACGCCGAGCTCAACGCTCCCGACCTGCTCCCCCTGCCCCGCTACGACACCTCGGTGCTCGGCCGCCGCTGGACCGGCACGCACTGGGAGGACGTTGCGCAGGCCCTGCCTGAAAGCCTGGCTGCACCCGCTGCAGCCAGCGAACCCGCCTTACGCCACATCACCCCCCACGCCCTTCGCCGCCGCTTCACCGTGGTCGAGCGCACGGCGCTGGAGTGGGCCGTGGTGGACCGCGCCGAGGCGGGCGAGGCCGACCGGCTCAACGCGGCCACGCTGCGCTCGCTGCTCAAGGACATCGAGCAGGCGCGGCAACTCGATCTTGACGACCCCGAACTGGCCGACAGCCTGCGCCAGTTCGAGGCCTTCGGACTCATCGCCGCGGGGCGTGCCCAGGAAATCCTGGACGGCCCCGTACAAGCCCACGAACAGCCGTGACCACCCCTTTTTGACGACAGCCCCACGGCCCAACCACCCCCCAACCCGGAGAACACCATGGCGACAGCCCCGTTCCATCATGGCATTCGCGTCACGGAAGTGAGCGAAGGCATCAATTCCATCCGCATCGTGTCCACGGCCGTGATCGGCCTTGTGGCCACGGCCAGCGACGCCGATGCGGCCACTTTCCCGCTGAACCGCCCGGTGCTGGTCACCAAGGTCGATGCGGCCATCGGCAAGGCCGGCACCAAGGGCACGCTGGCCCAGGCGCTGAACGCCATCAAGGAGCAGTGCCGCCCGGTGCTGGTCGTCGTGCGCGTGGCCGATGGCGAAGGCGCCACCGAGGCCGAGCGCCGCACCGACCAGGATGCCAAGGTCATCGGCACCACCGCCGGCAACCAGTACACGGGCCTGCAGGCGCTGCTGGCGGCCCAGGCACAGCTCGGCGTCAAGCCGCGCATTCTGGGCGCGCCGGGCCTGGACAGCCAGGCCGTGACCGACGCGCTGGCGTCCGTGGCCATCAAGCTGCGCGGCTTTGCGTATGCAGCGGCCATCGGCAACGATGTGGCCGAGGCCCAGGCCTACCGCGAGCACTTCGGCCAGCGCGAGCTGATGCTGCTGTGGCCCGGCTTCAAGGCGCTGGACCTGTCCACCGCCGCCGTGCAGGACGCCTCGCCCGTGGCCTACGCCCTGGGCCTGCGCGCGCGCATCGACCAGGAGCAGGGCTGGCACAAGACGCTGTCCAACGTGCCGTTGTCCGGCGTGCTGGGCATCTCGCGCGATGTGCACTGGGACCTGCAAAGCCCCGATACCGAGGCCGGCATCCTCAACCAGGCCGGCATCACCACGCTGATCCAGAGCCAGGGCCACCGCTTCTGGGGCTCGCGCACCTGCACGGACAGCGAGCTGTTCCGCTTCGAGTCCAGCGTGCGCACCGCGCAGGTGCTGGCCGACACCATGGCCGAGGCGCATTTCTGGGCCGTGGACAAGCCCATGCACCCCAGCCTGGTCAAGGACATCCTGGAAGGCATCAACACCAAGTTCCGCGAGTTGAAGGCCCTGGGCTACATCCTGGACGGCAAGGCCTGGTACGACGAAACGGTCAACGAGACCGCCACGCTCAAGGCCGGCAAGCTGGTGCTGGACTACGACTACACGCCTGTGCCTCCGCTGGAGGACCTGGGCTTTCGCCAGCGCATCACCGACCGCTACTTCGCCGACTTCGCCCTGCGCGTGGGCACCGGCCAGTAAGCGGCGGCCGCATCCGACACACCCAATACACCGAACACACCGGATACACAGGAGAAAAGCACCATGGGACTGCCCCGCTCTCTCAAGAATTTCGCCACCTTCGTGGATGGCAACTCGTACATCGGCGACATGCCCGAAGTGGGCTTGCCCAAGCTCACCCGCAAGATGGAGAAGTACCGCGCCGGCGGCATGAACGGCGAGGTCAGCCTGGACTTCGGCATGGAGGCCATCGAGGCCGACCTGACCGCTGCCGGCTACATGAAGGAGTTGATCTCCACCTGGGGCACGCTGCGCCACGACGGCGTGCTGCTGCGCTTCGCCGGCGCCCTGCAGGGCGATGACAGCGAAGGCGTGGACTCGCTGGAAGTGGTCATGCGTGGCCGCTTCTCGGAGTTCGACCCCGGCAAGGCCAAGGCCGGCGACAAGACCGAGATCAAGTACAAGCTGGCCGTCAGCTACTACCGCCTGTCCATCAACGGCCAGGTGCTGATCGAGATCGACCCGGTCAACTTCGTCGAAGTCGTCAACGGCATCGACCGCCTGGCCCAGGTCCGCGCCGCGCTGGGCATCTGAGCCTGGCTCAACTGACCGGGCCGGCCGGCCCGGTCCTCCTCTTTTCTTCACCCGAACGCTGACACACCATGGACACCACCAAGCCCCAGGAAGACCTCCAGAACCAGGCTGCCGCCAACGCGGCCGCCCTCGCATCGGGCGATGCGCGCGAGATCACGCTCGACGTGCCGCTCAAGCGCCCCGGCGGCGACCTGGCCCGGGTGCTGGTGCGCCGCCCCAATGCCGGCGCGCTGCGCGGCCTGTCGCTGGTCGAGCTGCTGCACATGAACGTGACCGCGCTGCAGACCCTGCTGCCGCGCGTGACCGAGCCCATGCTGCACAAGGCCGAGGTGCTGCAGCTGGACCCCGCCGACCTGGTGACCCTGGGTACGGAGGTGGCCTCTTTTTTGGTGCCGAAGGCGCAGAGGGAGCAATTCCCGAGCGCGTAGAGGACGCCATGGCCGACCTGGCCATGGTCTTCCACTGGCGGCCGGCGGACATGGAGGACATGTCGCTGGCCGAACTCGGCCAATGGCATGAACGGGCGCGCGAGCGCTACGAAAGCCAGGACTGAGCCAGGACTGAGCACCACCCCCCACTCCATCGCCCGCCTCTCGCCCCTCTCTTGCACGCCCCTTGCCCATGACCTCCACCCAACGCCAACACCGCACCGGCCAGGGAGCCCTCCATGGCCGTTGACACCCTGCGCCTGGACGAGGTGCTCAAGCAGGCCGAGCGCGTGCACCAGCCCCTGGCGCTGCTGGGAAGAACCAGCAGCAACACGGCCCGGGAACTCAAGGAAACGGTCGACCAGTTGAAGAAGCTGCAGCAGCAGCAAACCCAGCTGGGCGACTACCGCGCGCTGCGCAGCGGCCTGGCCGACACCACGGCGCGGCTGCGCGGAGCGCGCCAGCAGATGGCCCAGCTGCGGCTGGAATCGGGCGCGGGCGAGCAGCCCTCGCGCGCCATGCTGCGCGCGCTGCGTTCGGCCCAGGTCGAGGAAGAGCGCCTGGCGCTGCTGCGCGCCACGCAGCGATCGCGCCTGATGGACATGCGCGAAGGCCTGCGCGGCGCGGGCGTGGACACGGGCAACCTGTCGGCGCACGAGCGCAAGCTGCACAACGACATCCGCGCCACCACGGCCCAGATGGAAAAGCAGCGCAAGGTGGTGGCACCGGCCGCCCAGCGGCTGGAGAGGATCGACGCCCTGCGCGAGCAGAGCAAGACCCTGGCCGATCGCGGCCAGGCGCTGCGCGAGACGGGCGGCAAGATGCTGGCGCCCGTGCGCGCCGTGAGCCAGGCCTTCATGACCGACGACCAGGCCGCCGCGCAGCTGCGCGCCACCATGGCGGGCAGCAACGGCAAGCCGGGCGCCGAATACCAGCAGGTGCTGGACTTGGCCAAGAGCCTGGGCACCGACATGCCCGGCAGCACGGCCGACTACATCGCGATGATGAACCAGCTGCAGCGCCAGGGCGTGTCCTCGCAGGATGTGCTGGGCGGCGTGGCCCGGCAGGCGGCCAACCTGGGCGCCGTGCTGCAGATGCCGACCAAGGAGGCTGCCACGCTCGCGGCGCAGCTGCAGCAGGCCACTCGGGCCGGCGCAGGCGACATGGCCGCATTGGCCGATACGGTGCAGCGCGCCGCCCACCTGAACCTGGACCCCGACGAAATGGTCAAGGGTCTGGATGCCATCGGCAAGGCCCTGCCGCAGCTGGGACAGCAGGGCGCAAGGTCGGGACAGATGTTTGCGCCGCTGCTGCTCATGCTCAACGATGCCAGCATCAGCGGCAAGGCTGCCGGCACCGCCGTGGGCAACCTGGTCAAGAACTCCATGGACCCGGCCAGACTGGGCCAGGTCAACAAGATGCTCGCGGGCCAGGGCGTGTCGCTGGACTTCAAGGACGCCAGCGGCCAGTTCGGCGGCACCGAGCAGATGATGGCCCAGCTGCAAAAGCTGCAGAGCCTGGGCAGCGACAAGCTGCGCGCCGCTGCGCTGGACAAGCTGGCGGGCGGCGATGCGCAGACGCGCAAGGCCCTGGAGGCGTTGCTCCAGCAGGGCCCGGGCGGCTACCAGCAGATCGCCTCCCAGCTCAAGTCACAGGCGGATATGGATGGGCGCGTGGCCATCCTGAAGGACTCGGTCTCGGCCCAATACGAGTCCGTCAAGGACAGCTACAACGGCCTGTTGAGCGACATGGGCTCGACCATCGAGTCCGACCTCAAGGCCGTGCTGGGCACGCTGCGCGAGATGACCGAAGGCATGCGCGCCTGGGTCAAGGAGCATCCCCAGATCGTGCAGTGGACGCTGCGCATCGTGGCCGTGCTGGGCCTGCTGGTCGCAGGCGTCGGCGTGGTGAGCAGCGTGCTGTTCGGCCTGCTGGCGCCGCTGCTGCTCACGCGCACCGTGTTCGGCCTGCTGGGCGCGGCCATGGGCGCAGGCAGCGGCGCCTTGGGCGTGCTCAGGCGCGGCCTGGCGGCCGTGGTCCTGTCGCTGGGCATGATGGGCGGCGGCGGCAGTGCCATGGTCCTGCTGTCGGGCGGCATGCGCATGGCCAGCAGCGCCGTGGGCGTGCTCCGGCGCGGCGTGGGCGCCGTGGTCCTGTCCCTGGGCATGATGGGCGGCGGTGGCGGAGCCATGGGCCTGCTGTCGGGCGGCATGCGCATGGCCAGCAACGCTGCGGGCGTGCTCAGGCGCGGGCTGGGCGCCGTGGTCCTGTCGCTGGCCATGATGGGCCGCGGCGCTGCCATGGGCAGCATAGGCACCGCCCTGGCCGGCGCGGGCCGCGCTGCAGGCCGCATCTTCGGCGGCGGGGCAGGCGCAGCCAAAGGCGTGGCCGGCAAGGGCCGTGCGGGCGCCGTCATGGGCCTGCTGGGCGCCGGCCTGGGTGCCGCAGGTGCCGTCGGCGGTGGTCTGGGCGGTAGTCTGGGTGGTGCAGCCGCATCGCTGATGGGCCTGGTGCGCATGACACCCATGGGCCGGCTCGCAGGCGGCCTGATGGGCGCGGGCGGCTCGATCATGCAGAACTGGGATGGCCTGTCCACCGCCGTCAAGGCCGGCGACTGGAAGGGCGTCGGCGGCACGCTGCTGGACGCCGGCAAGGCCGGCCTCGATGGCGCCACGGGCGGCCTGTTCGGCGTGGTCTCTGACCTGGCCGGCAAGGGCATCAGCGGCCTGGCCTCGTCGGTGGGCTCATGGTTCAAATCCGGCGATGCGTCAGCACCCGACCAGGGCCGCGCCGGCGCACTGCGCCAGGGTGTTGCGGCCGCAGCCACGGCGGCCACGCTGGCCACGGGCGCCATGCCGGCCATGGCCGACACGGGCGCCGTGCGCATCGACAGCCGCCCGCCGCTGGCCAGCGCCGCTGCACCCGCGTCGGCACCGGCCCCGGTGGCCGGCGCCACCATCCACATCACCGTCAACGCTGCGCCCGGCCAGGACGCGCAGGCCATTGCCCGCGCCGTGGCCGCCGAGCTGGACCGCCGCGACATGGCCAAGCGCTCCAGCGTGCTGTCGCAGCTGTCGGACATCGACTGAGGAGCATGAGCATGCTGATCACACTGGGCCAGTTTTCCTTCGGCATCGACACACTGGCATTCGACAAGCTGGTGCGCAGCAGCACCTGGCGCCACCCGAGCAACAGCCGCGTGGGCGCGCGCCCCGCCCGCCAGTCGCTGGGCCCCGGCGATGAAACGCTGGGCCTGACCGGCGTGCTCGCACCCGAGTTCCGGGGCACGGCCAAGTCGCTGGACGACCTGCGCGAAATGGCCGACCAGGGCAAGGCATGGGCCCTGGTGGGCGGCGAAAGCATCCTGGGCGCCTGGGTCATCGAGAGCCTGCAGCAGACCGGCACGCACTACACACCGGGCGGCAAGCCGCGCCGCATCGAGTTCGATCTCAAGCTGGCCCGCGTGGACGACCACCTGGCCGAAGGCAGCGGCGGCGTCGATCCCTGGCCCGATGAAGACTTCTGGGAATGGTGGATCTGATGGCCACGCAGGAATACTTGCACGCCAAGCCCCAGTACGAAATCGTCCTGGACGGGCGCGACATCACCAGCAGCGTGAACACGCGGCTGATGAACCTGACGCTGTCCGAATCGCGCGGCGAAGAGGCCGACAAGCTGGACATCACGCTGGACGACAGCGATGGGCGCCTGCCCATGCCGGGCAAGGGATCCAAGATCGCGCTGAAGCTGGGCTGGGCCGGACATGGCCTGGTCGACAAGGGCACCTACGAGGTGGACGAGGTGGAGCACCAGGGCGCGCCCGACAGGATCGTGGTGCATGCGCGCTCGGCCGAACTCAAGCGCCAGCTGCGCACGCGCTCCGAGCACAGCTACCACAACAGCACGCTGGGCCAGATCGTGCGCAGCATCGCCCAGCGCAACGGCCTGCAGGTGCGCGTGGACGCGCAGTTCGAGAACCTGCGCGTGGACCACATCGACCAGACCCACGAAAGCGATCTGAACTTCTGCAGCCGCCTGGCGCGGCAGTATGACGCCGTGTGCACGGTCAAGAAGGGCAAGCTGGCCTTCATCGCCATCGACAGCAAGATCACCGCTGCCGGCCAGGCCGTGGAGGCCGCCACGCTCACGCGCGCCGTGGGCGACAGCCACAACTACCACACGGCCGCACGCAACGACTACAGCGGCGTGCGCGCGTACTGGAACGACGCGGATCGTGCCGAGAAACGCAGCGCCACGCAGGGCGCCGAGGACAACGAAAAGCGCCTGAAGGACACCTACGGCAGCGAGGCCGAGGCGCAGGCCGCCGCCAAGGCCGAGATGGGCCGCATCAACCGCGCCAAGGCCACCATGGGCCTGAAGCTGGCGCTGGCGCGGCCCGACCTGATGCCGCAGACGCCGCTGAAGCTGCAGGGGTTCAAGGCGGAGATCGATGACACGCCATGGCTGGTCGTCAAGATCCAGCACGAGCTGGGCGACGGCGGCTTCACCTCCAAGCTGACGCTGGAGACGCGCGCCAAGTGAGCGAGAGGTAGGCCGTAGAACGCGTCCTGGAGCGGCCGGCGCAGGCCGTTCAGCGCGCGGCCAGGGTCGCCACGGCCATGATGGCGGCGCGGCCCGAATCGTCGGCCCGGCCATAGCAATCGAGCAGCTCGCGCTCGTCGGGCGCCAGGGTCTGGACCGATGCGTTCGCATGCTGGCCCGTGACCACATACAGGACATCCACGCCCAGGCCCGCCATCACGGCCAGGGCGGCCGCATTGGGCGATTGCTCGCCCTTCTCCCAGGTGGCCAGGGTGCCGCGCGAGACGTCGCAGGCGTCAGCCATGGCGAGCTGCGCCACGTCCAGACGCAGACGCTCTTGCCTCAGCCTTTCACCGATGTGATCGAAATTTCTTCTATTCATCAATTGACATGCTCGAAATTTCGAGCAATGATGCAGTCAGCGTGTAACCAAACCATCCAAACCATCCCAAATACTACATGACAGCCATGCACTCCCCCAGAGCCGTGCCCGGTATCCCTGCGGATCCGGTGCTTCATGACAGGCCCGTGCCGCTGCGCATGACGGCATCCGAACGCGAACGCCACGCCCGCTATGCCAGCCGTGAAAGCCGCAGCGCCTCCAACTTCGCGCTGAAGCTGTACCGCATGGGCATGCAGCAGTACGAGCAGCAGATGCCGCCGCTGCCCCAGGCCGATCAGGCGCGATAGCCACCCGCGCCGACCTGTTCACCGCCTTGTCTTCGATCCCAACTGCCCCCAGGAGCCTGCCATGCGCATGATGTGCCCCCACTGCAACGAACACGCCTACACCCGCACCAGCCTGCAGCTGACCAGCACCAGCCGCGAGACCATCTTCCAGTGCCGCAACTTCGAGTGCGGCCATGTGTTCTCGGCGGTCACCGAGATCAACCGCACCATCAGCCCCAGCGCCATCCCCAACCCCATGGTGATCCTGCCGATGAGCACGCACATCAAGCGCAAGCTGCTGCAGACCCAGCTGGACGCCATGCCGTCCTCGCAATACGAAGGCGCAGCGCACCGCGCAGCCCAGGCGGCCGAATCCGCCCAATCCAGCGAAGGCGTGCGCAGCTAGCGCGGCCGGGGCGCCTTCGCCGCTCCTGACGGCGCCCCACCCGGCGCGCGGGCAGCCCGCCTGCACCGCCGCCACCCCACCCCCTTTCCCGCAATCTGCGGAGCCTGCATGAAGGCCCTGCGGGATGCGCTCACCCTGAAACGACCTGGACAGACCATGAAGCTCGGCGACCTGCGCCTTTCCGATCTGATGCGACTGCTGCGGGCAGACGATGCGCCCGCGCCCGAATACCGGCCCGAGGACCCGCCCGCGCTGCCCGAGGCCTACCAGCGCCTGAGCGTCCAGGACTGCCGCATCCGCCTGCGCGAGCTGCAGCGCGAGGCCGCGCAGCGCTGCGCCAACGGCCGCTGCGGCAGCGCCGAAAGCCGCGAATGGGCGGGCCTGGCCAGCCACTACCGCATGGCCCTGGTGCTGCTGGCGGGCATAGACGGCGAGATCGAGGAGCTGGCCCTGCGCGACTGGCGCGAAATGCCGCCGCCCGAGCGCGACGCCATCCGCCGCCAGATCCGAGCGCTGCGCACCTGCCTGCTGCCGCTGCGCGCGCTGGCCCTGAGGACCTGAGCCCATGTCCGTCCTGCTCGCCGCCAAATCCACCGGCCGCAGGCTGCGCACCGCCAGCCTGCAGCAATGGGACCAGCACAAGCCCCGCCCCCACATGGTCCAGCGCGCCATGCAGGCGCTGGAAAAAGCCTTGCCGCCGCAGTGGCTGCAGCCCATGAAGCTGCTGGGCCTGGGCGACTGGCAAAAGGGCGCGCAACACGCCAACGGCCAGCCCGAATGGGCGGCCTGCCACGACGCGCTGGCCGCCATTGACGACTTTGCCAGCCGCCACGGCCGTGCGGCCGAGTGGAATCTGGACGACTACGAGATCTGCCAGATGGCCAGGCGCCTGAGCGACGAAGTCGGTGAGCTCGACGCCGGCGCCCAGGCCCAGAACATGGACCTGGCCGCACGCGTGGACCTGGTGCGGCTGATGCTGCGCATGCTGGGCCTGCAGGAAAGCACGCCGCTGGCCGGCGAGCCCGCCATTCGCCGCGCGCTGGACGCGGCCTGGTGGCGCCGCATGCTGCGCCGCCACGTCACGCGCACCGTGGAGGCCGGCGCCGTCAAGCTGGGCATCGTCAACCGCCGCACCGGCGGCTATGCCAGCAATGCCACCGTGCGCCGGCGCACCGCGCAGATCGAACGCAACGCCCGCGCGCTGGAGCGCAGCCTCTACCGAAACGAGGCCGGCCAGGTCTTCACCCTGGCCGAGCTGGCCGCGCTGTCGCCGGCCAACCCCGTGATCCGTGGCGGCGAGCTGATGACGCGCATCCGCGGCGCAGAGGAATATGCCGACGCGCGCAGCCACGTCGGCCTCTTTCTCACGCTGACGGCGCCCAGCCGCTTTCACGCCGTCACGCTGGGCAGCGGCGGCCGGCCGCGCCCCAATCCACATTACGACGGCCACAGCACGCCGCGCGATGCCCAGCTGTGGCTGCGCACCATGTGGGCGCGCGTGCGATCGCACCTGGGCCGCCAGCGCATCGCCATGTACGGCATCCGCGTGGCCGAGCCGCACCATGACGCCACGCCGCACTGGCACGCCCTGGTCTGGGCCGAGTGCGAGGAGCACGCCCAGCACATCGAGGCCGCCATCCGCAAATGGTGGCTCAGCGAAGATGGCGACGAGCGCGGCGCCCAGCGCAACCGCATCAACGTCAAGCGCATGACCGGCGGCGGCGCTGCCGGCTACGTGGCCAAGTACATCGCCAAGAGCGTGGGCCATGCGGCCCTGGCCGACCACCTCGACGTGGTGCAGGGCCGCCTGTGGGATGTGGAGCAGGGCGGCATGCCCGGCCACCGCCGCGTGGACGCCTGGGCCGCCTGCTGGGGCATTCGCCAGTTCCAGGCCGTGGGCATGCCCAGCGTCTGCGTCTGGCGCGAACTGCGCCGTGTCAGCAAGGACCAGGTCGAACAGATCCGCATCGAAGGCGACAAGGCCAGCTGGAAGGCCTGGGGCGCCAGCCACCGCCACGGGCCCGACATCCCCGCCGACTGGCGCCGCTACATGGAAGCCATGGGCGGCCACTGCCTGGCCCGCGACCGCTGGCACCTGCGCATGGCACGCCGCCCCGTGCCCGCCGGCGCCGTCAACCAATACGGCGAGGCCATCGCGCCCGGCTGCGGCCGCGTGGTGGGCCTGGAAACCCGGCGCGGCCAGTGGCTGGTCTCGCGCCGCATCGCCTGGCGCAGCGTGGCCCGCGCCACGCTGGAGTTCCAGGAAACCCAAGGTGCGGAAAGCGCCAAGGGTGCCGAGGTCGCCGAGGTCGCCGACGTGGCCCCGCCGACCCTGCTCGCCCGCGCGCCGCTGGCGCGCGCTTGGACTGGTTTCAATAACTGTACGGCCCGGCTCACGGGCCACACGCTGCGCGCCCTCATCGGCCGCAGCGGGCACCTGCGCGAGGACCGGGGCAACCCGGCCGGGCCCGATTCGGGTGCCGATTCCGCGCCCGATTCCGTGCTGCACCGCCCCGCATCCGGCGCCACGCCATCCAACCACCCTTTCTTTACCAGCTGATCCACCCCAGGAGGACCCACCATGCACCACAACATCACCGCCCTGCGCAGCTACCGCGCCACCCTCATCCCCCACGGCGTGGACGCCGCGCAGCTGGATCAACTGGCCGACGCCCGCCTGCTGCCCGTGCTGCGCCTGAAGGCGGCCAGCGCCAGCCACGCCCAGGCCTGCGCCCTGCTGGCCAGCGGCCGGCCCGTTCTGCGAGTCGAGCGAGTTGAACGTGCGGAGCGCAAGAAGGCAGGCAAGTCCATCACGCCGCGCCAGGCCTGATCAAGCACCCCAGCACCGGACACGACATCGGAGAACACCGCAATGACGCAACAGAACATGGAACTCTTTCACAGCGCCCCGCGCCTGGACACCCAGGGCATCGCCAACTACCTGGGCCTGAGCCGCGAGCACGTCACCGCGCGCCTGACCAAGCGCCCGGACTTTCCCAAGCCCTTCATCAACGCCAGCCGCCGCATCCGCTACTGGCGCATGGCTGACGTCAAGGCCTGGGCCGAGGGGCGCCGGTGA